TTTAGAGATTATGGTCGCAAAGACGTAGAATTTGTTGTTGTTATAAATGAAAATAAAACAGAAATTATTTCTTATCTTGCCAAATACAAAGACAGATACAATATTTCATTTGTTTATCAAAATCCAAATGAATACGAATACACTGGAGCAATAAAAAGTGCAAAGCATCTTTTTGGTGAGCATAATATTGTTTTACTGCCAGACACTATTATGACACTGTCACCTAACACTGATTTGTTTGAAACTGTAAAACATTCCTTGACTGAAACAGGATTCACTTTCTTATACAAACAAGAAAGTAATCAAGATGTTTTAAAAACCAAAGGAGCCTTGTTTGTAAACAATGAAAACATTGTTGAACAATATGAGGACAAACCAGAATCGAACTTCAAATATTACAACGCCTTTTGGTGTGCATTCGCATTTAGAAAAAGAGCATTTGATTCATGCATGACGTTTATGGAAAAATCTACGTTGAAACAGAAAATAAATCATGCTGAAATAGAACACACACCTATCTACAAGTCTAAAGGAATAAAAGTGGATGACTATGTAGATCTAGGTACATGGGAAGAAATAAGAAGAGTATTACTTGATGAAAAAAATAGTGAGTGATTGTGATGGCGTACTGCTAGACTGGTCCTTTGCATTTGATGTATGGATGGCCGAACAAGGATATCAAAAATTACCTGGAGCAGACAATCATTTCAAACAAACTTTGCGATATGCAATTGATGAAAAAGAAGCACAGAATCAAGTGTCTCAATTCAATGAATCAGGATCGGTAGGATATCTTCCTGCTTACAAAGACAGTGTTGAGTACGTGACCAAATTTGCTGAAGATGGATACAGGTTTGAAGTTATTAGTAGTTTACACATGGACAAGTACGCACAAAAGTTACGCACACAAAATTTAAAACATATATTTGGGGATGTATTTGATTATGTAGATTGCAGTTTAGATTTTAGAAAAGGAAAAAAAGATGTGTTGGAAAAACGGTATGCAGGCACAGGATATTTGTGGTTAGAAGATTCTGTCGCTCATGCTGAAGCAGGAGATGAAATAGGCATGGACACATACATATTTGACCATCCATACAATAGACACTATACTGGAAAGAGAGTACACAACTGGAAGGAACTTTATGACACCACACATTGAAGCCAATAAAGGTGACTATGCTGAAACAGTTTTATTGCCAGGAGATCCTCTAAGAGCCAAATGGATTGCTGAAACATTCTTTGAGAATCCTGTACAGGTCAACAGTGTAAGAAACTGTTTAGGTTATACAGGCACATATGCTGGCAAAAAAATTTCCGTACAAGCAGGTGGTATGGGAATGCCCAGCAACGCAATTTACATTACAGAATTGTTTAAAGATTATGGTGTGCAAAACATAATAAGAGTTGGCAGTTGTGGAGCAATACAAAAAAATATAAAAGTTGGTGATATTGTTGCGGCAACTACTGCATCAACTGATAGTGCTATGGGCAAAAATTTAATCCCTGGATTCACATATTCGCCTAGTGTTGATTTTGATTTGCTGAAACGTTTCCTTAACAACTGCAAACAGGCCCACGTTGGCGGTATCACATCGAATGATTATTTTTACCAACCAGATCCTAAATGGTGGAAACATTGTCAGAAATACAAAATTCTTGCAGTAGAAATGGAAACTTACATTTTGTACACACTGGCAGCTCAGTATGGCAGAAAAGCATTGAGTGTGAACACAGTGTCTGATCATTTGGATCCTAATTGGTTAGATCCAAAGAAAAATTTATCTTCTGCAGAAAGAGAAACAGGATTTACAGAAATGGTAGAGGCTGTACTTGCAATATGATCTGTATAGCAATTCCATCACGTGGAAGACCAGAATTTTTGGAAAGACTGTGTGGCACAGCAAGGGCCACAGCAAACAATTGGAAACAAGTTGTAATCAAATATTATCTTAATGATGATGATCCTTTACTAGGACAATACAAAAAAACACTAAAAAAATTACACAAACAACACGGAGATTCTGTACAATGGGAAATTGGTCCAGATCAAAACACAATACAGAGTTGGAATCAACTGTGTGAATCTACAGATGCAGACTATTATATGTTGGCAGGAGATGAAATACAATTTATCACGCAAGATTGGGACACAAAAATTACGGAAACAAAAAACAAATATCCTGATGGCATTTTTTGTATGGCTGTGTTTGATGGCAGAGAAAATAGAGCAGAATTACAATTATGCACACAACCAATCATTACCAAAGAATGGCGTGAAGCATTAGGTTATTTTTGGGCACCTTTTCTATGGCATTGGCACGTGGATCATTACACAGGAGAACTGGCAAAAGCAATTGATAGATTTGTGTTCCGCAAAGATATCTTTATCAAGATCAAAAAAATGAAAGACAAAACAGCAAAACGTATGCGTGGTCAAGGAGTGTTTGATCGCGATGAATGGGTGTACAACAAACACAAAGAATTATATTTTGATTTTGACGTTAAAAAACTCTTGGACAAAATTCAAAATTAGTATATAATTGCGTTATGGATATTACAACATTATTCCCACTTTTTGCTCCTTCGACAGGGATCAGCATTTTGCTTGTGTACGGGTTGTTTGCGTTCGCGATGACTTACTACTTTAGTCGAGGATACAACGACAACAAAACATCCTTCTTAGTAGCAAGACGTGAACTTGGCACATTTCAAGGTTCGCTCAGTGTAGCGGCCGCTTGGTTATGGGCACCGGGACTATTCATCTCGGCTCAACAGGCATATGTAAATGGACTGGTAGGACTATTTTGGTTCTGTTTAGGCAACTTCTTAACATTAGGAGCATTTGCCTATTTTGCCAAACGCATCAGAAACAACGAACCAAAAGGATTCACTTTCTCTGGTTATCTAAGAGATCGTTTTTCAGGCAGAGTACAAAGTTTATTTGTGGTTGAAATGATGTTGTTGGCAACCTGTGCCTTTGCAATCAATCTATTAGCAGGATCAAAAACAGTTGAAGTACTCACAGGAGTGGATTACACACTGGCAACATTCTTAATGGCAGGTGTGGCAATACTGTATTCATTTCGAACAGGTCTAAAAGCAACTGTGATCACAGAAATAATAAAAATTATTGTTGTATGGATTGGAGTATTGATACTAGTGCCATGGGCAATCTCTAGTGCAGGTGGCTGGGACGTTGTTGCCGCAGGTATTGGTGGTAAAACAGGATTAGGTGGATCAATTTTTGGAACATCATTTGCATGGGGCATATTCACTGGATTTGGTGCGGCCGCTTTCTTAGGACACCTAGGTGGACCATGGGGAGACAATTCATTCTATCAAAGAGCATTTTCAATCAAGGTAGGATCGATTATTCCGGCATATGTTATTGCCTCATTTGTGTTTATTGTGATTCCAATCTGCATGGGACTGTTAGGCTTTTTGGCCGCAGGATCAGGACTAGATATTCCAGGTAATATGGTAGGTACAACCAACGCAATCGTGATAGGAACTTTCCTTCCACCGATAGCATCAATCATATTTGCTTTTATGATATTTGCTGGTTTGGTTGCAATACTTGACTCACAGTTTGCATCAGTGGCCAACATGACTGGACATGACATATACAATCAATTTAAGACAGGTAGTCCTATCAGTTCTGCACGTTATGGCATGATTGCTTTAGCAATAGCGGGTCTTATAGTGGCGAATATTCCGGGTATGCAGTTAGTGTATCTGTTTTTATTCTTTGCTGTTTTACGTGCATCTGTGTGGTTACCATCGATGATTGCTGTGCTAAAACCACATTGGATCACAGAACAAGGAATGTTTTGGGGAATACTGATACCAGCATCTATAGGTGAAGTCCTGTTTGTTGCAGGTAAACTTGGTTACTCAGACACTGCTTTCACAGGAACATTGATTGCTATTTTCGGCTCTCCTGTGTTAACATTGTTGATAAGCAAGTATGGAAAAAGAACCACGTAAACTTTTAATTGTAACAGGGCCACAAGGATCAGGAAATCATCTCTGGGCAAAAATATTCTCTATGCACGCCTCTGTAGAGGGGTGGAATATGATGCGTAAAGAATGGCAAGGGCATCATGAGGAACCGTTTAACGAATATTGGCAAGAGCCGGAAAAATTAAAGGATTTAGACATAAGTGAGAAACGTAATTTTGTTACATCTATTTCATGTCCATACTTCAAGGACAAGAAACCACAGATACCGCAATACGCAAAATTTATCAGACACGCAAAGAAAAAGTTTGATAAAGTGGTTGTTTGCATTATAGGTAGAGACAGAGACATATTAAAAATTCAACAAACAAGAGTACGCAAGGAACATACAACGCCCATGGCTTTGGATGAATTTGAACGTTTTGACAAGACAGTGTGCGAAGGATCCTTGGAAGACGTTAACCAATTTGTAGGTGCTGAAAACCTACAATACGCTTCAACAGAATTACTTTACCTGTATGGAGGTCAGTATCTAAAAACATTACAAAAGAATTTAGACTTTCCTGTTGGTTGGCACTATGAAACATTACTTAAAGATTATTTGAAGCAAAACACAAATGCCAAATATCTTAAAGAAATAGAAAAAGGTGACTTTGATGATGAAGTTGCTGAGGCTTCAAACAGATCCTAATTTATTTTTTTGTCCGTGGAAAAAAATTCGGGCATTATCATTCTCCATTGCAATTACATCTAAAGAATATTCATAACACAAATCTCTCAAATAACTCTTGCTCCATGGAAAAAATGTTACACCTTCTGCCACAGGATTTGTATGTCCTATTCTTGAACCGGGATTAAACCTGCCAAAAAAATGACCTTTGTTTTTAAGATGACTTACTGATTTTGCAAACTGTCTACGCACCATGAATTCAGATCCAAAATTGATACTGCCTAATGCAAGTACAATATCCCATTCCTTTGTTCCACAGTTAAAATTCTCAATGCTTATCTTTTCATCTGCTTTGTCATTGTATGGATCTATGCCATATAGATTAGGAATCTTATCTTTCAAATCATTAAATCCACATCCTATGTCCAGCACAGACTCAGGCTCGAGTTTGTTTATTTTGTCAACAAGACTCCAACCACTGTGTTCAAACTTGGTCCAATCTGGTTTCCAAATGCCAGAAAAATATTGTTCTACTGCATCGCTCATATTAATATTGTAGCATTTTATTGTGAATTGTCAACAAATGCATATGATGTAAAACCACCTTCTTTGGTTACTTTTAACACATTGTTTACTCGTCCTTGCAGTTCATCTCTGTGTGATATCAAATAGATGTTCTTGTGTCGCTCTCTGCAAATTTGTTTCAAAATCTTGATTGCATTTTCTACGCCTGCTGTATCCATGCCCGAATCAACTAGTTCATCAATAAACAATGTATTCACACTGTGATACAACATTTCCCACACATCACGGAATGCCCAGCACAGACTTAGAATTAATCTGTTGCGTTCGCCTCTGCTTAAATTGTCAAAATCTAAATCTCTACTCATCTCTGTTATTTCCACACTGAGATCTGATTGGAATACAACTTCATGAGGCAGTCCTGTTTTGTCTAAGTAAAATGCAAGACGTGAATTCAAATAAGTCAAGTTTTGATCAATCACCTTTTTCCTTATGAATGAATCTTTGGAGGTCAACAGTTTGTACATGAATTCTTGATGATCTTGCAGTTTACGTAGATTGTTCATTTTGTCATATGACACTTGTTGTACTGCTGAAGTTTTTAATTCAGCAATTTGTTCTGCATATGGATCATTTTCTTTTGTTTTTGTTTCAAGTTGTTGTCCCAAGTATTCAACTGTGCTTTCATGTTTGTAGGCCTCTTGGGCAGTTTCATAATATGTGTCTGGTTGATCAAGATCACCTATAGTGCCTATTTTTTCATTCAGTCTTGTTTCTTGTGCAACTAATTCTTCCACATAAGTTTCAAATTGTTTTTGATCGTCTTGATATTTTTGTACAAGTGCTTGATGTTTGTCGTCTTCCATTGTAGCACCGCATGTTGGACAAAGATTGTCTACAGTTTTTCCTATGTTTTCTAATATGTCTGTAAGTTGTTTGGTTGATTGTTTTATAGCCGTTTGCACAGTTGAAAGTTCACGTTCCCAAGTTCTTTTCTTGTTATAGTTTTCCCTATATGAATCTAATCGTTTATGTCGATCAATCTCATCCTGTATGTCCACTTTCATTAATTCTTCTAATGATTGTGCTAGTTTGTCTATTTCTTCTTTTTGTGTGTTGGCCCAAGCACTACTTCTAATGTTTAAAGTATCAATGGAAGATTGTATTTTTTCGTTGTTGCGTTCCAATTGATCCAAACGTATTTCTTCTTCTTTGATCACTTCCTTTGTTTCTTTTAATTCTTCTTTTAGTACTTCTGCTTTTTCAGACAGCACAGTGATTCCTAACAGTTGTTCAATTATATCCTTTTGTTCTGCCGCTTTCAACCCAAAGAATGGAGGTGAATATGTGTGCAGTGCTACAATATTTTGGAACATTATATGACTCATGCATAATATTTTTGTGATGTCTTTTTGTGTCTCACGTGAATCGCCCTGTGCTTCGTCATTTATTTCTTCAACACCATCTACGTAAAATTTAATCAGTGCTGGTTTTCTGCCACGTTCGATTTTATATTTTTTGCTGTTGATTTCAAACTCACAAGACACCAACATATTTTTGCCGTTTGTCTTGTTTACAAGATTGTCACGTTTGATGTTTGTAAGTGCATCACCAAATAGAGCAAATGATAGTGCATTTAGAATAGTTGTTTTGCCAGTACCATTTCTTGAACCAGCATCATCACCACCTAGGTCTATGTTTTGCCCTAGTACCAGTGTCAAGTCATGTCCTTCAAAATCCAATGCTTGGGTTACGTTGCCCACACTCATAAAGTTTTTAACAGTCAATGACTTAAATTTAATCATAAATTTTTGTATATCTCTAATAGTAAATTGCTGTCATAATGATCCGAATCAACAGCCATGATTTGATTATGCACAATTTCATCTATTGATTCAAATGCTTGTGGAACTTCAGTTGAGTCATATTGTGTCATATCTCTTTGTTGTATGAATGTCATTTCACGCAGTTTGTATTGTCGCATAAAAGTATCTTTTACAAAGTTAGAATCTTCATATGTAATATCAGTGTCTATGTCTACACGCACATAAGCATTCTTCTTCAGTATGGATGAGTTGTGTAGTAGTTCACTTAGTGATGCTGTTTGATATTTCGGACAGTCGGTCCAATCATGATAGACAGGATCACCACCATGCTCTAGTTCCATCCATCCACGAGCAAAATCATTTGCATCTGAATAGTTATGCGGAAATGAATTACCTATATAATGAATGTTTGATTTTACTTGTCTTTTGTGAAAGTGTCCTGAAAATACATAATCATGATGTTGTAAATGTTCTGCTCTCAACTCATTAGTGTCAGGCATTGATACCATAGCATTCATTAAGAAATGGGGTAACTCAAAGTGACCAAACACGTACGGCATTGATTTAGTCTCTTTGAGTTCCTTCCATTCTTCACCAACTAACCACGGGATAAACGCACAATCCTCTGTGAAGTATGGTTCGTGAATAATTTCTAAGTTGGGAATATTTTTTGCCCATTCGACTGAATTGACAACTCTTGAATCTTTAAAATACAAATCATGATTACCTAATATAAAATAAGTTTTTTCAAATGCCTTTGCAAGTTTTTCTAAAGATCTTAATGAGTATCCAAGTGTGTCTATGTTGATAGTTGCCCTGTGATGATGCCAGTCACCCATGAATATGAATGTTTCACATCCTTTGGCTTGAGCATCTTCAATAAACCAATCAACAAATCTCTCACAGTCTTGATTGAACTGTCTTGAGTTGCCTTTGTTGCCGAAATGTATGTCAGTGAAAACGGCCGCACGTTTAAATGTCTGCATATAAAAATATTTTACTATCTTATCTAAAGTGTGTCTAGTCTCTTTTTACGTTCTTCTTCTTTTTCATCTTCGAGTTTGATCAACTCTGCTTGTTTCAGTTCGTGTTCTATCTGTCTAGTATGTGATGGCATTAAACCATTCTCTTGCAGTATGTCATCACGCAGTGCCTGATTTTTCTTTTCCACATTCAGTATTCTTGTGAATGAATTTGTAATGGCCGCTGTGTAATAAGCAAACGGATTTTCTGATTTAGATTCATCAAACTGCAAACCAATCTGTGACAGTTGCATCAGTGCTTGTCCTTGCATCTCGTCATTGTATGTGTATCCACGCCAGTTACCTCTAGTACCATATCTTTGTACCAGCAACAGAAACATTTTGGCCAACTTGGGGGTCATGGCGCCATGATCAACAGAAAAATGTCCATTCTCCATGCCACCTTTCCAGTGTGATTTGCCTACTAGTATCAACTTGTCCTTGTCGTTGTAACGCCAATGTTGGAATGGAGGAAAGTTACACTTAACCTTTGATTCTGCTATGTTTTTTGGTTTTGCTTTTCTATTTGAATTTGGCACATGATCAAATGTCATCACCCTAAAAACCAAATCTTGTTTTGTAATAGTCTTCGGATTGATTTTTTCGCCAGTTGCTTTTTCCATTTTTTTGACTCTGTTACGCCTTGCTTCTGCCACGGACCTAATATTAATTTTTTTCAACTCGGGCACAATCACATCAAAGTCACTGTCTTCATCTGAAATGTATGAACTGTATTTTTTCTTTGACTTGTGTATTTCCAACAGCAAGTCTCTGTTGTTTAAGTATTTGTTTCTAGCCATATCATTATTATAAACTACTGTGTTAATTTATGCAATAAATATCTTTGTATGAGTATTTTCACAAAAGGCTTACAAAATATCGGCAGTATAATACGGCAGGCAGGCACTGGTGGAGCAAATGCTGTGCAATCAAGACTGGCACAAGCAGGACTATTTCCTGGAGGCATATCAGGCAACAGCAGAAAGCCATTGGCATCCAACGCTGGGTCTCCGTCATCCACAGGTGATTGGGCAGTAAAATTAACACTTGCAAGACAGACATATTCGGACTTGTTTGGAGCATCGCCACTGTCGGCAGGGTTGACTGGTGGAGAAAACGGCATGCGATTTCCAACCACACCGTTTATCAATTTACAACACACAGCAAACTACAATCAAATTGCAGTGATGCACAACAATTATCCTTATCAAGCATATCAAAATTCACAAGTGGCGCAGATCACAATATCAGGTGATTTTCCTGTGCAAGATCAAGCAAGTGGATTGAGATGGCTGTCAACAGTCCATTTTTTACGAACAATAACAAAAATGTATTATGGCGGAGAGTTGAATACAGGCAATCCACCACCAGTGGCTAGGCTAAATGGATATGGAGATCATGTGTTCAACAATGTCCCTTGTGTGGTCACAGACTTTACAGTTGAATTTAGACAAAATGTAGACTACATCGGAATAGTTGTACCTACCGGCGGATCGACGGCATTGCCTAGAGGGGTACCAGGCTTTTTAGGAGAAAATGCATCAGAGTTCGATCGTGCAAGATTTGGAGCCAGCGGTGCATCTCAATTGAGATCAGATCCAACACAGGCTGTAAATGTTGATGGTCCTATAAACAAAGTTCCAACAGATTCACTTATAACAGTGACAGTTATTCCTGTATACTCACGTAACAAAATCTCAAACCAGTTTGATCTTAAATCATTTGCTAACGGTGATTTAACAAATAGAGGATTCATTTAATGTCTGATTATGAAAATACATCGCCCTATTTTGATACTCGGCAAGGAAGAGAAACATTAGGTTTACTAAACAAAAGACAATTTGAGTTTATGCAGGATGATGTATTGTACGAAATCGATTCTTTCTACGAACACAGACCAGACCTGTTAAGTTATGACTTGTATGGTACGCCTAAGTTATGGTGGTGTTTTCAACATCGCAACATGGACACAATAACAGATCCAATATGGTCATTCACAGCAGGAACACTTATACGTATTCCTAAGAAGTCCACGTTGGAAGAATACTTGGAAATTTAAAGTGGCTTACGAAACTTTTACAGGAAAAGGCGGTGGAGCAGATGCCAAAAAGTGGCAGAGGGCATCCAAGAAGAGCCAATATTCTACAAAATTGGCGCAGGGACAAACAGCAGAGAAAAAAAGTTTTTTAAAAAATTTGGCAAGCGATTTGTCGACAATTTACGGAGTAGTATCTGGTGGAGTAGAAGGTGTATTAGGAGCAGTAGGTGACAAATTTGCATCAGTACAACAAGATACTGCAGGCAACATATTCCAAAACCCAGGAGATACTACAAAGATTCCACCCATGAAAAAAGGAGGCATTGTCACATACGGATCAGGTCTGAATACAAAAAATGTGATGAGTGGAGATAAACCAGTAACATGGGGAGCAGGGCCTTCATTTGGTGGCTCAGGCAATCATCCTGCTACAAGGGGAATAACACAAAACTCAAATATATCGCAGGCGCTGAAAAATAAAGGCAATGCATTGCCATCAGCAATATCGTCTCGTATGCAATCGGGCGAAGCACAAGAATTTTTAAATTCAACAAATAATGTATTTGCTCCAATGACGCGAGGATCTAATCCTTTATTAGATTTCGAAACACAGAATTATGTTATTACGTTAAGTTGTGTGTCTCAACAACAATTTAACAACGGAACATATAGAAATAATCCAGGAGTTGTAATTGCAAAAACTGGCGGAAAAGGAAGACAAGGCACAGGGCCTTTATCATATGATTATTATATTGAAAGATTAACAGTAAGAAGCACTGTTGCTCCTACTCCTAACGCTTTTGCCACTAATGCATATCAAATATTTTTTGATATTCAAGAACCATTAGGAGTAGATTTAATTCCTGCTCTTATTCAAGCATCGTTGCAACAAGGATATCAAAATCATTTATCCGCAGTGTATGTGATAAAAATTGAATTTGTTGGAAATGATGATAATGGTATGCCACGAAAAATTCCTGGAACTACAAGATATATTCCTTGTAGGTTGTTCAAAGTTGATTTGGACATTGACGAAGGAGGCGGAAGATACAACATACAGGCCGCACCCTACAATTACGTACAGCAATTAACATCATATGACAAACTAAATGAATCTGTAGTTCATACTGGAACAGATGTGAAAACTTTAGTGCAAAATTTTTTTACTGGATTGAATGAAAATTACAAAGTAAAAAAAGATGAAGACAAAGTTGTTGTGAAACCTCACCTGTATGAATTTGATATATCAGGATCGTCTGCGGACATAATAAAATCAAAATTAGGTTTTGGTGACTCAGGAGCATCTGCGAATCAGGCAATAAATGTATCACCTAGCGGAGGCCCTGGCGGAGGCGATACTGCTTCTCGTAAAGTTACTGCCCAAAAAGGAACATCTATTGTAGAATATCTTACGCATGTCGTACAAAACTCAAAATTTATATTGAATCAGTTTGATGCTTCTAATGATACCAAAGATGAAATATTCAGCACAATAAAAATAATGCCAAGCACTGAAATAATGGATGTTGATAATGGATTAGGCGAACCACAGTACAAATTTACCTATTCACTTAGACAACAAAAGATTGCAGTAGAGTCAACCAGTGTAGCACCAGTAAGAACTTACAATTACATCTATACAGGTGAAAACAAAGATGTGCTAAATCTAGATATAAAATATCAATTTGCTTATTTCCAACCAGGCAGATACTATGATGCTATGCAAAATAAACTTAAAAATGATGACGATGGATTAGAAGAAGAAAGCACATCTAATCAAGGTCCAAGTTTTAATGATGCTTCTTTAGGTAAAGGTGGAACAACAGCATCCAAAGTTCCAACAGCACAAAAATCTGCAGACACTATTAATCCAGATGCTCCTGCTGAAAACAGAGAAATGGCAGATGTATTCAGACAAATTTTAGAAGATCCTGCCGCTGATTTAATTGTTGTGGATCTAACAATATTAGGAGATCCTTACTGGATCGAACAAAAAACACTGAATCCTGGCAACAATCAAATGACATCTGATGGACAAACCGAACCAGATGGGTCTGTATCTCCTGATGCAAACAATATTGTAGTACAGTTGAATGCGAGATATCCATCCGATTTAAACGATGACACAGGCTTAATGAGACTTAATTTGTCTGCCTTTTTCCAAGGAAAGTTTAGAGTAATATTATGTGAATCTAATTTTGAAGGCGGAGTGTTTCAACAAACAATTACAATGACAAGATTCAGAGAACAAGAAAATGATGTAAAATATACTCCAGCAAAAGGAATAGCATCTAATATGGATATAAGAAGACCAGATGCCTTAGGTGGGTCAATAGATTTAAGAAGACCAGATGCCTTAGGTAAATCTACTTCCAATGTAATTTACAAAAACAAAAACAATACTGGGTCAAACGGGTTCCTATCCATAGACAAGATAGCTAACAATAATAAAAAGAAACGAAAAGTCAATAAGGGATTACGTAGATTAGGATTATAGATGCCACAGCATGTAAGAGAGTACAATCCAATATCGCCTTCTATGGGTGTATATCTTGCCACTGTGATGAATTCTGCAGATGTAAACAGATCCGGTCGATTGGAAGTTTCTATACCAGCACTTCAAACATACAAAGACGCACCTGATAGATCTGTTGCTGATGTCACCTACACTGTAAGATATTGTTCACCATTTGCTGGCCAAACACCTGTGCGTGATGCTAGAGGCACCAACAGTGGAGACTTCCATGCCACACAAAAGTCATATGGTTTTTGGGCAGTACCGCCAGATGTAGGCACACAGGTGCTTGTGATGTTTGCCAATGGCAATGTAAATGAAGGCTTTTGGATAGGTTGTGTACCAGATATGCAAATTAATCACATGGTGCCTGGATTAGCATCCTCAGAACGAAGTATTGAAGAAGGTGGAGGCGGTCCTGGAGGAGGCGATGCACAAAAAAGGTTTGGTGGATTGGGAATAGAAGACTTACCTGTAGCAGAACCAAACAGAAAAGTTACAGACGATGCTGTTGGTATAAACACAGATTATGCTTCCGACAACAGTGCAAAATATAGACCGGTGCACACACCCATGGCAGAGACATTGTTGTCACAAGGATTAATCAAAGACAAAATTAGAGGAATAACCACATCCTCAGCTAGACGTGAAACACCTTCACAAGTGTTTGGTATAAGCACACCAGGCCCTATAGACTTTGAGGGGCAATTTGCGGCTCCTAACACAGACGCTGTAAACAGACACGGAAAAGTAGGAGAAAAATTTGCACACTCAAGATTAGGTGGCCATTCGTTTGTGATGGATGATGGTACTCCTAGTGAAGAAGGAAAAACACCTATTGAAAGTGAAATGATAAGATTTAGAACACGCAAAGGCGCTCAAGTATTGTTGCATGATTCAGAAAACATGGTGTACATCATAAACAGCACAGGCACAGCATGGATAGAACTTTCAGAAGATGGAAAAATTGACCTGTTTGCAGATGAGTCGTTCAGTGTGCATACCATTGGTGATTTTAATCTGAGAGCAGAACGTGACATCAATATAGAAGCGGCCAGAAACATCAACATGAAAGCCACAGGACAAAATACAACAGATCAATTTATAAATTCAAATGAAGATATTGTTACAGGCAGAATACACATTGATGCCAAAGAGGATATTGAAATGATTGCAGAATTAGATATCAAAGCAAAAGCAGGAGTTGATATAGAAATGTTTGCAGTAAAAGATATTGCAGTGCATTCAGGAGAAGATTTTAATTTAGAAACTGGTTTAGATATACACATGAGAGCAAATGATGATTTTGAATTGTTTGTTACAGACAATGCCAGTTTAGAAATAGGAAGTGATGATAGCACCGGACCTGGTGGCTCTGCTAGAGGAGATTTACAAATCAGAGTGAAAAATGATCATAAACTTTTTACTGGTGCTGATTACAAAAGGTATATCACGGGTAACCACCTGCTGGAAGCTGCCGGAGATGATAAAATATATGCCGCAAATCATTGGGCCAATGTGACCGGTGAAATACATTTTAACACATCAGGCAAGGTTGATGCAGGAGTAGTAGGTTCAAGTTTATTGCCAGTTGGCATAGTTGGAGTACAAGGAGAACGTGTGCCTGCCGATGTTGTTGTGCAATTAGATACATTTGAAAATGTAATTGTTCCCCAGAGCATTGACAAAGAAGTAGATGAAATTAAAAGGCAATCTATTATGAAACGTGTGCCTACAGCAGAGCCTTATGCAGAACATGAAAACAAACGAAAAGTAGTTCTCAATAACATAGTGTCAGTAGACAAATCAGGAATATTGTTTACAGATAGAGAATTAAAAGATGAAAGATTTACAGAAACTCCTGACAACGAAGATGCACAAGCAAGGAGAGGTGTATAATGCCAGGAGTATGCAGAGACAACGATGCGGCAGGTGGTGATTTAGTTCCATCACAGACCACAGTAAAAGCAAACGGTGAAGAAATAATTGTTAATGGTGATACAGTGGCGGCACATGGACTTGCTCCACACTTAGAACAGACCATAGTGGCCGGGTCGAATGCAGTATTTGTTGGCGGCAAGGCAGTGTGTAATGCTGGCGATGTTGCATCAGTTTGTGGCGAGGCTGCCACAGGTTCTAGTGATGTGTTTGTAGGATAAGTAATAGTATGGCTGATACAGATATATGTAAAAATTGCAACTCCCCGTCACACTGCACTGGTGAATCTCCGAGAATGAAAGAGTTTGCCATGTCCGCCGAGGGGTCAGATGCAGATAGATGTTATAAATGTAATTGCGTCCAATGTGATGGTTCGGCTCTTGTAAAATAGATTTATGGCAGTAAAAAACTTCAACGAAGTAAATTCAACCACACAAGGTGTGTCTAACACAAGAATATTTCGAGGACACAGTTCAGTCGGCAGAGACTTTGCTGATACTAAACTGTATGATATAGAATTGGTCAAACAAGATTTACTCAATCATTTCAATATGTTAAAGGGTGAAAAACTGGAAAATCCAGACTTTGGCACAAATATTTGGTTATATTTGATGGATCCATTGGATGATGAAACCAGAAATGCTGTGATAGAGGAAGTTGAAGCAATCATAAACTATGATCCACGTGTTGAAATGGACAGTATAGAAGTTAATGATTACGAACAAGGACTGCAAGTAAAAGTGTCTATTTTGTACACTGGATACGGATTAGGTGAATCCATGGACTTGTTATTCGACTCACAACAGGGATTATTGGCTGGCCCTTCACAAGTTTATTCTGCGGCCTAATCATAAACTCAGCACTTTTTAAAAACTATAAATATTATTATGCCATCTAATGATAGACAAAACTCTCTGCTTGTAAACGATACCTGGCAGAAAATATACAGAACGTTTTCACAAGCGGACTTTAAATCTTATGATTTCGATACCATAAGACGAACACTCATTGATTATCTTAGATTAAACTATTCAGAGTCATTCAATGACTATATTGAATCATCAGAATATCTTGCACTGATTGATTTAATTTCCTATGTGGCACAATCTATTTCATACAGAGTTGATCTAAATGCTAGAGAAAACTTTATCGATCTTGCTGAACGTAAAGAGTCAGTGTTAAGATTAGCAAGACTCATATCATTTCAACCCAAAAGAAATATTGCTGGATCAGGACAACTGAAAGTAACTTCAGTTGCAACTACAGAAACTGTGTTAGACGCTAACGGAAACGATTTAGCAAATACTCCTATACTTTGGAATGATGTAACAAACACAAATTGGCAAGAACAATTTAATGCTGTGCTTAACTCTGCTCTTCCAAGAGCACAGACAGTTGGAAAACCACAAGCCACAGGTACTGTTGGTGGGATCACAACAGACCAATACAGATTAAACTCAAGTAATATTGGATTGCCAACACAATCATTTTCACGTAACATCAACGGCATAGCGATGGATTTTGAAATTGTGCCTGTTACATTAGATGATGGATTTGTTACAGAAGAAAATCCAGTGCCGGGCAATTCACTTTCTTTCTTATACAAAAATGATGGTAGAGGATTTAGTTCTAATTCAACTGGTTATTTCTTCACATTCAAACAAGGAGAAATGAACAGCACGGACTTTACAATATCATCACAGTTGCCTAACACTATTGTTACTGTTGAAGAAAACGGGATTAACAACGATGATGTGTTCTTGTTCAAATTGGATCAAAACGGATTGTTAGAACAATCATGGACCAAGGTGCCTGCTATTACAGGCAACAATGTGATATACAACACATTGGCCAACAACATCACTGAGCAATATGCTGTTGTTACAAAAACAAATGATCAAATTGATCTTGTGTTTTCAGATGGCACATACGGAACAATGCCTGTAGGAAACTTCCGTGTGTTCTACAGACAAAGTAACGGACTCACATACAGAATTCAAACAGGAGACATGCAAAACATTTCATTTGATGTAGAGTATGTGTCACGCAACAATCAAATTAACACATTGACTGTTACAGCATCTCTCACAAGCACGGTAACCAATGCGGCTCAGTCACAAAGTATTATTGACATAAAAACACAAGCTCCTCAAGTGTACTATTCAAACAACAGGATGATCACTCCAGAAGATTATCAAATAATTCCTTTGACACAAAATCCTTCATTGGCAAAAGCAAGGTCACAAGTAAGAGCCATCAGCGGCACTTCAAGATTTTTAGATGTCACAGATCCAACAGGAGTTTACTCGGAAACTGATATAGTGGCTGATGATGGAATGGTGTACACAGACGTTGTTACTGAATCATTTGATTTTTCATTCACAACAAGAGATGATGCAAGAAAAGTAGTGACAAGTTCTGTAGCAGACATATTTGAGAGTAGTTCAGTCAAACAATTTTATTACGATAATTTTCCTAGACCACAAATTTCTGGACTTAAAACTTGGAAAAAATCAACACAGACTAGTAACCAAGTGTCAGGATACTTCCTTGCAGAAGGTGAAGATTCAAGTGTGTTAGCAGTTGGTACATCCAGTGTGTCTAATCTGCAGTATGTGACAGAAGGTGCATTGTTAAAATTTGAACCAACATCTGGCAGTCACTTTATGACTGAACTAGGTACACAGATGACTGGTGCGGCTGGCCATCCTGGTAGTGCTGAAATTATGTGGACAAAAACTATCAGTGTTGAAGGTGATGGTTCAAATGGTGGACAAGGAGAACTAGCTGATGGCACTGGGCCTATTGTGTTATCAGATCTTATCCCCAGTTATGCAGAACTAAAAGAAATTATTCCCAAGTATGTGGACAGTATCTCTACAACATTAGAAACTGCTATTATAGACAAAGTAATTGCATTTAAAAACTTTGGACTAGGATACAACAACACAACCAGAGCATGGTATGTAATTGATGATAATGATCTTAATACAGGAAACTTTGATTTGTCCTTTGCTGAAAACAAAACAAGTGCAAGTTTAGATGCATCTTGGTTAATAAGATTTTCTACCAATGGATTAACATATACAGTATTCAACAGAGCAACACAATACATATTCCAAAGTTTTTCAAGAAATAAATTTTATTTCGATGAATCAGTAAAAGCAATTGATCCTGAAACAGGTTTGGTTATAAAAGATTCAGTAACGATTTTGAAATCTAACACAAAACCTGATTTTGTATCAAATTTAACATTTGATTACAAATGGCAGATTGTTAAAAATATTGTTGGTACAGATGGATACTCAGATACAAGAAAAATACAAATAGGGTTATTTGACGGTGACGATGATGGAGTAGTAGACAATCCTGATTTATTTGCACTTATTGTTTCGCCTACAACAGACATAAATGAAAAATATGTTTTCTTCCAAACGGTAACAGTAAACGGATTTGAACAATTAAATCCAATTAACAACACAGAGTTCGTTACAGTACAAAAGGAAACTGATATCACTAATCCTGCCATATATGCTGATGGACAAAAATTTTATTTTTATCAAGACAATGAATTCAAGTCATTCGATTCAGCCACAAAACTTTTACAGGAACTCACAGGATATACTGCTAAACTAGGCAGACAAAGTTTGATTTACAGATACAATCATGGCGCTCCTAGAGATAGACGATTAGATCCATCAGTGAGTAACATTATAGATTGTTACGTGATGACAAAATCATATGATATAGATTTCCGTGCTTGGTTAAATGCAAATCAATTGACATCTGAGCCTCAACCACCAACTGTGGCAGAATTAAATGACACATATTTGCCAACACTGAACCAATTGAAAAGTGTAAGTGACACAATAGTTTTCAATCCAGGAGAGTATGTGTTGTTGTTTGGCAAAGGTGCTGAAACATCTCTGCAGGCAACATTTAAAGTTGTTAAAAATAAAGCAACAGCAGTGTCAGATAATCAAATTAAGTCTAATTTAATTGAAGCAGTAAACGACTATTTCACTTTGGCTTTATGGGATTTCGGTGATACATTTTACTTTACAGAATTAGCGGCATACTTGCATAATGTATTGGCTCCAGATGTGTTGAGTATTGTTATTGTACCAGCAAGTGCAACAACTTCATTTGGTTCACTGTTTGAAATTACTGTGGATGGCCATCAATTGCCAATTTCATCTGCCACAGTTGATAATGTTCAGATTATATCATCTAACACAGCAGAACAACTTAAAGCAACAGGCACTGTGGTATCATCAACCACCGGGGCAGCTGTTACAGGTGCAAGTGCAACTGCAACTACATCGGTGAATTCAACTATCACATCAGGATCATCAGGCTCAGGATATTATTAAGATGGGTAAGAGCACACGCAAATCGCAAACTCTGTTACCTGAAGTCTTCCAAACCAATAAAAACAAAGACTTTTTAACAGCTACTCTGGACCAATTGATTGAGCCAACCAAGACACAGAAGTTATCATCTTATATAGGACATACAACAATACCCTCGTACAAGGCAACGGATGGGTATGTAACAGAACTTACTGATGACAGAACCAATTATCAATTAGAGCCAGCAACACTTTATAAATCAAATGGAATAGATGTTGACTTCGCGGCCCCATACATTGATGTAATCAATGATATTGAAGCACAAGGTGGTTCAAAAATTAAACATGACAGATTGTTAGCGAATCAAACATACTCTTATGCTCCACCTATTGACCATGACAAATTTGTAAACTATAGAGAATACTTTTGGATAGCACAAGGATTATCACCAATCAGATTACAACCAGGCACGCCTGGAGCAACTATCGAATTCGATGTTGAAAATAACGCCAGTGGGGCATATGTGTTCAGTCATAAGACTGCAAATAATCCTGACATTATTGTTTACAAAGGAAACACATATAAATTTAACGTTGATGCTTTAGGACATCCATTTTCGATTAAGTCACAGTACGGTACTGGTACACAAGACATGCTGGATGAACCTATGGTTGAAAATAATGGTGCAGACAGTGGCACTGTTACATTGAATGTGCCAGCAAGTGATTCTAGTACACAATATCCTACAATAATTTTTTATCAGTGTCAAAATCACATTGGAATGAAAGGAAGAATTATTATTAGAGATCTTGCAGATGAAGATTTTGACCCAGAAGAAAATTTAATAGGCACAACAGGGTTTACTGATTATACTGGATTAGCAATTACAAACGGATTGCCTGTCAGTATAGGTACTGATGTTACAGAAACATATAAAAATAAAACATATTATATAGAAGGTGTAGGCACATCAACGACACTGACAGCAGAAAGTGAAATTAGAACTTATGGTACATGGGCACAAGAAATAGGTGCAATTTTTGATGAAGGTGGCACAGAAGGATTTGATACAACAGGCTGGGATAATTCAACCGGCCAATTGGTTGCTGTTGATTATTGGACGATTAATAGATCAGCACGTGACAGAAATGCTTGGTCGAGATCAAATAGATGGTTTCACAAAGATGTAATTGCACTTTGCAATGGAAAAAATAACTATGCTATTCCAATTTCGGAAAATCAAAGAGCAAAGAGACCTATTATAGAGTTTGAAGCAGGTTTGAATTTATACAATCATGGATACACTCATAGGCTAGTTGATGTTGTTGACACACAGGTTACTGATGCTCTGTCACTTGTAAGTGGAACGATAGGATTTATTTCAGATGGCACTGTGTTGCGTGAAGATGATTTGGTTGTGTTCACACAAGATACTAAGCAAAAAAACAAAATTTTCAAGGTGAAATTTTATGAATTAGGAGATTCCACTGCAGGCAATCCTTCGAGAATTCATTTACAAATTGTAGATGATTCTACAGCAATAGCAGATGGTACTTCTATCGTAGGAACACGCGGTAATAACCAAGGAATAGCTTACCATTATTCATCTGAAGATTACATATGGACCAAATCGCAACAGAAGACAAGTGTACAGCAAAAACCTTTATTTGATGTCTTCACAGATACACAAATATCATTATCTAATTTAGATACATTTATTTCTACAGACTTTGTAGGATCCACTGTGTTTGAAATCAACACTGATGATTCACAAGGCACACCAGACACTATCTATGGTACAAATGTGATATACTCGCGACTAGGATTATTGAGTGACATGCAAGTAAATGACACTTTCAATACTGACACTATCACTTATGTACAAGGCACAGCACCAGTGTCTGAAAACATTAAAAAATATTATCTTAGAAAAACAAATCAATATGGCGAACAAGAATTACTTACAAATTACAGAATTACCAAAGCAGATGGTAAACAACGAGTAGTAGAACAATATGTTGCTACTGCTGACCAAAATCAATTCGAAGTAGGATCGTATCAGGATCCAAACTCACTAACTGATCTAACATTGTTGGTGTTTGTGAATGGAATCAAAACAACAGCATATACCACAGAGGCAGGTGTGCAAGGCAAATTGTTTGTAAAATTAAACACAGGGTCTACACAAGACGACATAGTCACAATCAAATCACATTCAACAGTTGGTATCAGAACCTTGAGTGGATATTATGAAGTTGCTCCTGCGGCACAAAACAATCCATTGAATGAAAGTGTTGGCACATTAACAATTGGTGATTATGGAAAACATTGGTATTCTGCATTAGAAGAAGTAGATGCGTTGACAGGAAACATAGTTGGTGCAAATAATTCACGTGATATCAAAGAAATCATTCAACGTGGAACAAAAATTGTGCAACATGAAGGAAGTATGCCTTTGGCTTCTTTATTCTTACGTGACGACACAGTCAACATTGTAGAATCTTGGAGAAAGACAGGTATAGATTACGAACAATTCAAATCTAACATTTTAAGAAAAGCAGAAACACTTGTAATGACAGAGTCTGCATCAAAAAACCTTGATATAATTTTAGATGAAATTAACGCAAACAAAAATTCAAGTTTTGCTTATTATGATTCAGATATGATTGCATATGGTGATGACAAGACAACACTGTCATACACAGTGGTTGATCCTGCAGTTACTTTGTATCCTATTACATCTGCATTTGATCTTACTGCATTATCTCAAAAAGCAATTTACATATATGTGAATGGTACGCAATTGGTACATGGACGTGATTATGAATTTGTTGGACTTGACGACTCTGCTAACTTTATAGGTTTTGAAATAAAATCTGCTTTAGCAACTGATGACAAAATCACTGTAGATGAGCATGACACAACAAATGGATCGTTTGTACCTACAACACCTAGTAAACTAGGACTTGCTCCGGTATATGAACCAACACTAGAAAATGATGACATCTATCTGAACGAAGATTCTTCAACAGGTGGATTATTGACTATTAAAGGACATGATGGGAGCAGAACTATTGGATTTGGCGACTTTAGGGATGATATTTTATTAGAGTTTGAAAGAAGAATATACAATAACATTAAAATTACTCATAATCCTGAAGCAGTTGAATTTTCTTATGGCAGATTCAAAACTAATCCGTACACCCGTACAGAAGTAATCAATGCATATGCACGTGATTTTTATTATTGGACTGGGACAAATGGCATTGATTATGTGTCCAACGACATTTATCAAAATGGTGAACCATTCACATGGAACTATTCAGACTATTCTAAAACAATCAATAGAACAACAGACAGTGATCCATTACCTGGACATTGGCGTGGTGTGTACTTGGAATATTTTGATACTGTGTCTCCACACTCTACTCCATGGGAAATGTTCGGCTTCGGAGCAAAACCTGGTTGGTGGGATGACAGATATGGACCAGCACCATACACAAGTGGCAACAATGTTTTATGGAATGATGTAGCAAGAGGCACAATAGCATTTGGTGACAGAGCGGGCACATACAACAAATACAAACGTCCTGATGTGTATTCTGTAATTCCTGTAAGTGAAAATGGAGACTTAGTGGCTCCACCCAATGCTGGACTATTAACTGATGATACTATTAACTCACTAAATTTATCACGCAAATGGTCATATGGTGATATGGGTCCAGCTGAATGGGCATGGCGGTCATCATCATCATGGAGATTCGCTGAACAAATAGCAAAATTCTTAGCACACCCTGTGAAGTACGCAGGAGTATTTTTTGACATATCAAGGAATAACACAAATGCAATAGGGCAAAAGATATACAACAATGAATACAGACAATCACCATCGAATTATGTGCTTCCATCAACGGCTCAAACTGCAGGTTATATTAATGTAATTCACGACTATGTAAAATCGCAAGGATTAAGCGGCACAGCAATAGAAGTAAGATTACAAAATTTAAGTGTACAGTTGGTTTATAAATTGGCAGGATATTCAAACAAACAAAATTTAGAAGTCAAACTTTCTTCATCTTCTCCTTTGTCGACGAACCAATCAGTGTTTACACCAAAAGAAAATTATAATTTGATATTACATAAATCTGCTCCAACTTCTGTGTCTAACTATTCAGGTGTAATTGTTGAAAAATCAACAAACGGATACAAAGTGAGTGGATATTCAAACTTTAATCGTGCGTTTAAAATTTATGCTCCTATCACCACACGTGATGCCAATGTCATTGCAGTAGGACAAACCACTGACTCGTTTTCAGAATGGCAACCTGGAGGTTCTTATGCTAAAGGCTGGATAGTAAGAAATGCTGGAATATTTTATAGAGCATTAAATGGAGTATCATCTGGTGATACTTTTGAAGAAAGCAATTGGTCAGAAATTGGAGCAGTTTTACCACTGAAAGGCGGAGTCAGTGCAAACAAATTTACTAATTACCACACAAACATTACCACAGTGCCATATGGTACAGAATACACAAGTGTTCAAGACCTTGCAAACTTTGTATACGGATATGATCAATATCTGCAAAGTATAGGATTTGTGTTTGATGAATATTCAACTGATTTAGAATTGACAATGGATTGGGATTTGTCAGTCAAAGAAATTTTATTTTGGACTACACAGAACTGGTCAAATGGTTCTGTTTTATCTGTATCACCAGCCAGTTCACAATTGACACATGTAAGACCTGCATCAATAGGCGATGATCTGGTGCAAGGTGATAGATTTTACACTGTATTACAGCAAGATGGATTGCCTATTATTCCTAAAAATTTAAGAGTAAGCAGAGCAGATGGACAATTAGTAATTGGTACTAATCCTAATGAAGATGGAATCTATAATGCTGATATTCGTACAGTACAAAAAGAACATTTATTGGTGCTTGATAATTTGACATCATTCAAAGATGTCATATATGATATTGAACTTGGTGCAAGACAAGAAAGATTAAAATTAGTAGGATTCAAAACAGCAGACTGGCAAGGAGATTTATATTCACCTGGTTTTATTATTGACAGAGCACAAATATCTGATTGGGAACAATACAAAGATTATAAAATTGGTGACGTAGTAACGTACCAGGGAAATACATATGTTGCAAAATATAGTCATACATCTACAAATAACTTTGATGCTGTACAGTTTGCAGTCAAAACTACACCTGTTCCTGATATCATTAATAACTTAGACAACAAGGCTGAATCGTTTAGAGATTTTTATTCTTTAGACACTGAAAATTTTGATGCTGAACAACAAAAATATGCCCAGCACTTGATAGGATACCAAAAACGTGATTATCTAGTAAACTTAGGATTTGAAGAAGCAACGCAATATAAATTGTATCAAGGATTCATACGAGACAAAGGTACAAATCAAATCATAGATAAAATTTCATTGCCTACCCAATTCGGCCAAAACGCAACATTCTCTCTGTATGAGGATTGGATGATAAGGATTGGAGAATATGGTGGACACAGAACAAAAAATCAATACGCATGGCCAGTAGACGGCAAAAATCATACCGAGCTTCAGCATGTATATCAAATCACAGATGCTAGTAAAGATGATACTGGTGTGGTGTTAAATGTTGCTAATAATAAATTTAACAGACGTCCTTATGAAATTCCAGCAGAAAAGTTTGCTGAGTACTCATATGATAGTTCAAATTATCCGTCCAACATATTCAAAATGGGCACAGCAGGATATCCTCAAGTTGACCAAGTAGACTTCACGGTGTGGAACACTACTGATATGACTACACTAGATGTTGACACATTCAAAGAAGGAACCACAATTTGGATAGCAAACACACCAGCAGGAGACTGGGATGTGAGACGTGTAAATTTAACTAACAATTTAATTTTGTCTTACATACAATTTGATGATAAAGTCCAATTTACTACAACTGAACAACATGGTCTGAATGCCGGTGACTTCATTGCAATATTAAACTTTGGTACACAAGCTGACGGGGTGTACGAAATATCTTTACCTTTAGATTCTACTGACACTGCATATAAATTTACAATCACTTTTGAAGGTACTCTAGATAGTTCAAGTCTGGACGGAGACCTTGCTAAAATTCAAACTATTCGAACTGCCGACATTGATAATTTGCAGGCCATTACACCTATCAAAGGATGGCAAACCGGGGATTATGTTTATGTGGACAATGCATATGAAACCAATGGCGGCAGTTGGAAAGTGTGGCAACGTGATGCATTGGGTGTGTTCACTTTTGAAGATGCATTAGGAATCAACACAGACCTAGCTGATAAGAAAAATGACAATGAAGAATTTGGTGGCAATCTTGCTTTATCAACAGACACCAGATATCTTGCAGTCACGGCAAAAGGAGCAGAAAGAGTATTGATATATAATAGACCAAAATCATCAGATGATATATCTATGTACACACAGATTGTTCCTGGCATAAAAAACACAGCAGGTGACGACGCAGATGAATTTGGAACTTCTGTTGCTATTACTGACGATGGCGGAATAATTTTAGTTGGGGCACCCAACACACAAGACATAGTCAAAATGACAGCACCTAATCCTTCACCAGACAGCACAAGATCATTTGCTAGAGGACAAAGTATAATAGGTGGCGACACTGGAGCAACTGGTACAGTCATGCGTTACGAAGAAGGAGAAACGCAAGATACATTCTTTGTAAAAGTAACCAGCGGCATTGACTTTGATGACAGTACACTGAATGCAAATGACTCATCATCTGTATCAATCATTGACAAAATAATTACCGATGGTGATAGAACTGCCCAAGGTACTGTAAATGTGATTACACAAGATACACAGAAACAATTTGCCATATCAGCAAACCTTATTTCACCAAACCTTAAATCAGGAGAACGTTTTGGAGAAACAGTTGGCATATCAGGTGATGGAGAATGGATAGTAGTTGGGGCACCAGGAGGACCAAATGACTCAACACTTGCTGATCAAGGACAAGTCTATGTGTTCAAAAGAGGTATATCGGATTCAACAGGTTTAGCACAATATGATCATTGGCAAACTTTGGCGCCTAATACATTGTCACAAGTAGGAGCAAGATTCGGTGAAACCTTACAAATATCTAATGATGGTTCTGTAATTGCTGTTGGAGTAAAACTATATGATGATAGCACATTAGCAGATCAAGGTATTGTGTTTGTGTGGAAAAAATCCGGAGCCACATATATTGAAGTAGAAAATCTAAGGCAAGACACTGCCCAAGCAAATACAAAATTTGGTACATCAATTCAATTGAGTGGAGATGGTACAGATTTATTAATTGGATGTCCACGTGAGACAGTTACACAACCTAATCAAGGCACAGTGTATCATTACATTAACCAAACATCAACACATACTGGTGATGGTTCTACGACAGCTTTTGTGCCAACATTTACAGTAGAAAAATACACAAGATTATATGTAAGCACAGGCACAAACAACTGGGCCTTTGATGATTCATCATCTCCACTATCAACAACTTATCATGTAGATGAAGCAACTAATACAGTCACTCTTTCATCTACTCCAGCATTAGGTGACACAGTGATTATTTCACAGTACCAGAAAGCACAAAAGATTGTGTCACAACCTGCTGAAGTTGAAGGACAATTTGGAACCACTGTTGCATTAAGTGGCAACAACTTAGCCGTGTACTCGGCAAATGGAAATAATACTAGAATCACAACATTTGATAAATTTATGGACGATGGTTCTACTGAATTAAAAGAAACAACATTTGATGCTGGAGGCACAAGTTTCTCTGCCACTGTGTTGGATACAGGATCGGTTCAATTATATTCTAAATATGATACATCATATTTGCACAATGAAACATTATCATATGCAGGAGCGACACTTAATGATTCATTTGGACAAGCATTAGCAATCAGCAGTCAAAATGTTTATGTTGGAGCACCTGGAGTTGAAGTGGTTGCTAACGATAGTTCTACTAGAGCAGATGCAGGCCAAGTGTATTACTATGCAAAAACAAGCACATCAGATTATTGGACTGAAAAAGTTACACAAAACGGTTTAATGAATCCAAATTTGGTTGAGAAAACATTCATGTACACTAGAGTGAATAATCAAAAGATTATAGACATGCCACGGATAGATCCTGCCAAAGGTTTATTTTTTGCTGAAATAGAAGAAAACATAAGATACAAAACACCTTTTGATCCTGCAAATTATGATTCTTGGAACGATGAACATGTAGGTGAAGTTTGGTTAGATACAAAGCAACTTAAATTTTTATGGTATGAACAAGGAGAGTTAGAACAAAGACTTTTAAACTGGGGGAAAATACATCCTGCAAGTGTTGTATCAGTAAAAGAATGGGTGCGAAGCATTTATACTCCTACAAATTACAACATATTATCAGCAACAGTTGAAGGCCAACAACAAGATATCACAGGCACAGCACAAACAAATTTTGTTACACAGAATGTTTTTGACGATGTAAAAAATACGTTTGTTGAAAGATATTTTTACTGGGTAGAAAAATCTTCTACAGTACCTGCAGTTGACAATAGATCTATCTCTACGGCACAAATTGCCAGCACAATTGAAGATCCAAAATCATATACTGAAAATTTCAGTGCTGTCGTTGACTCTAATGCAGTTTTATTAAGTATCCAGCCAAGTGTGTTGACAAATAAAAATATTGCTTTTCATATTGAAAGCACTACAGACACTGACCCAATTCAAGCACATGAAGAGTATGTATTGTTATCAGAAGGTGATCCAAACGTTTCTTTGCCAAAAGATCTTGTACAAAAATATCACGATTCATTAGTTGGTGTAGATGTAAATGGTAGAACAGTGCCTGATTTAGACTTCCCGGAAGACATGCGTTTTGGTACATTGAATAGACCTAGACAATCAATATTCAAAAATAGATTGAATGCACTGGAAACTGTGGTTAAATTTATCAACACAAGATTGATATTACAACCATACGCAACACTGGTTGACTTGAGTTTGATGACTGCATCGGATCCTATTCCTAACATACTATTAGGTGGCTACGATCAAATAGTTGACACTGACATAGACTTAGCCTATATCAATACAGAATCATTTATAGCTGGTCGCAAAGTGTTAGTCACAACAGATTCTTTGGTACAAGGATGGGCAATTTACAATTATGATGGCGAACAATTTATCAGAGAGCGTAACCAACAGTTTGATACAAATAGATATTGGTCATATGCTGATTATTATGCTAATGGCTACTCATCTTTCACAGTGCCAGATATTATTGTAGCAGACGAAAAGGCAAAAAAACAACTGTCATCTGATATAGGACAAATTGTTAAAGTCAAGTCATCTTACAATGGGGCTTTTAGATTATATGTTACCACAGCAGATGGATATGATATTGTAGGAATTGGCAATGGCACAATTCAATTGGATGCTTCTTTGTATGATTACGCAAGTACATCTAGAGGATTTGGTGGCGAAGCATATGACTCTTTAACATTCGATGAAGAAGCAGTTCAAGAACTAAGAAATATTCTACAGGCAATTAATTCGTTTGAAGAAAGTTCAGACTTTGATGCGTCAGAAGTATTCTTCACTGCGATCAAAGTTGCACTGGCTCAAGATCCTGGAGCAGACTGGGTTGTTAAATCATCATTTGTCAAAAAAACAAACGAAATAGAATCAATATCTACCCAATCTGAATTCCAATTAGATGTGTCAAACTCAGTTGATGCTTTCTTTGATGAAGTACTTCCATACAAGACACAAGTGCGTGATGATGTTAGCAAATATGGCATCAAAGAAACAATGGAAGGCGACTTCACTGACTTTGACAATCCTACGTATTGGGACAGCGACCTAGGAAAATATGTTACTCCGACAGTTGTAGCAGGTGACTCAACTTACTTCGATGTGTATGAAAATAATCCACACAAATTTTTCTCTGACAATTACAAATACAAAATTGTTGAAATTGCTGTAGACAAAGGCGGAGCAGGATACACAGTTGCTCCTAACATAACAATATCTGGAGGTGGAGGTTCGGGCACAGTTGCAAAAGCAAATATTCAAAACGGAGCTATTTCTAGTGTAAAAGTTATTACTCAAGGCACAGGTTATTCTACTAATCCAACAATTACCTTAACAGGCGGTGGCGGAGGTGTTACAGAAGAAGCAAAAATACGTGCGGTGCTTACAAATAACAAAACAAGAAAACTTAATGAAACAATCAAGTTTGACAGAGTAGCAGGCAACCATGCACTTGCTGGTGGCCCAGCAAGTATAAAGACTTGGACAAAAGATACAGTATTTGCTCAAGGTGACAACATCAGATATGAAAACGAAATATATCGTGCAATATATTCATTCAAATCCGGAGCCAAATTTGATGATGATGTGTTACTAGACGACTCTACAAACAACAATGATTCGTCAACAGCAAATCGTTATCAAGCTTTAGCATTATGGACAGCGGCTGACAGAATTCATGCTTTCTACGAACCAACAACTAATATGCCTGGTTTGATAGGAGATGGATCAACCACAATAAATGCATATGCACAACTGATGACTGGATTAGAATATCCAGGAACCAGATTACGTGCGACTACATTCCAAGCTGGTGAAGGATACGATGAAGCAAACTTTGATGTATTAGCATATGACAAAGCTACTGATGATCCATATGCTGATGCTGATACATTGACTGATTTGGATTTAGTTGTTGATTCAAAAACATTCACAACAAATTTAGGAATGCGTCCAGAAGATATCAATGTTGTAGGTGACGCATTTATTTCTGAGTATTCCGCTCACGCACCAGAAGAAGTTTTACCAGGCGGTGTGTACGATACAATGGATATGAAAGTGTTTACAAGATCAACTGATGGAGCAAGTATTATACAAAAGAGAAATTATTATGGTGATGGATCAACAGTGTCATTTGCAATTCCAGAACCAAAAGCTCTAGAAGGTATTAGAGTGTTTATAAATGATCATTTCAAAGCACAAACTACTGATTACACTGTGGATTATAAAGCACAAACAATTACATTTACAACAGCTCCAGAAACAAATTCAATAATAAAAATTGTTGTAATTGGGGTATCAACTGATGACCTATTAGGCAAGTTTCAAGTTGAAGCAGATGGATCAACCACAGCATTTGATATCAATGTTGCATTCCATTTAATAAAACAAACTTACGTGTTGGTGAATGGTGTCAAAACATCTCACACAATATCACAAACATCAAATGCAAGAACAACAACGGTAACATTTTCTTCTGCTCCTGCCGATGATGCTATTATAGATGTGTACGCATTTGATTTGCCAGCATCTACAAAAGCATTTTCTGAAGTTGATCAAACAGAATACTCATTACCAACAGACTCTACAGAAATTAAAATTCAACTAACAACACTTCCGGGAGCGTTTGGACCATTCCATCACAAAGTTTTTGTTGAAGGAGTCAGTGGAGACAATAATGGCACTGGTCGATACAAGTTGACACCACCACAGGTCAAATACTACACAGGTGATGACACAAGTACCGTTTACTTGTTGCCAGACGAACCTATTGGTAGTAATTTGGCAACACCAAGCAACATTGAAGTTTACAAAAATGGAGTCAAATTATCTTTGGCCGAATACCAACTGCAATTTAATGCACAAAACAAAGGTGTAATAAACTTTAACACAGCACCAACAACTACTGACAATCTTGCCATAGTGCTTCTGTTAGGCATGGATTATACAGTTGATCTAGATGGAACACTTACACTACATGGCGATTGGTCAGATGGCAGTACAATGCATAATGAAAAAATCATCGTGACCACATTTAACAATCATGATCAAATGACCATGCGTACAGAAGTATTCACAGGAGCAACAGGATCTTTAATTGATGTTGTAGCAGACTTTGGAGGACTTACAGGAGGAACTACTGCCTCTGATATTGATTATGGTGACCTAGGTGCGACAACCGCTGATTCAGAAGACTTTGGCTCTATTCTATCAAGCACACAAATTATAGATATACAAGAAAAAGTTTATGAATTGGCATCAGCACCGTTGAACACAGATTATCTGTTTGTAGGAAAAAACAAAGGGTATTTGACTGCAAACGTGGATTACAGATTAGAAGGTAAGAGACTGATACTTCCAAGAAGTGCGTTAGATCTGAGCGACACTATTTCTGTGACATATATCACTGGTCCACAAAGAAAAGAACCTATGGGTTACAGGGTGTTCAAAGATATTCTAAACAGAACACATTACAGAAGATTGTCCAAAGCGGCTTCAACAAGACTTGTGCTAGATCTTGGTGTATCAGACACAACAATGACCGTGACGGATGGCACTGCTCTACCAGAACCAGACACTGAAAATAATGCTCCTGGTGTGGTGTTTATCGGTACAGAGAGAATCAACTATTTTGAGAAAGATGGCAATGTAATTTCAAGACTAGTAAGAGGAACATTAGGTACAGGAGTGAAACATCATGCAGGAGGATCAGTGGTTGTAGATGGATCCAAACATCAATCTATCGCAGGTTATGAAGACACAACCACATCTGAAGTACACACAAGTGACGGCTCAACAGTATTCTTCGGAACATCATTTACACCAGCAGATGCAAATGAATTGGTGGTTCAAGTTGGTGGTACAGCAACTAAAGAATTCACTATAGGTGGAGATTCAACTGCAGGAATAACATTTACCACTGCTCCTGCAAATGGATTAACAATTAGGATTTCAAGAAAAACGGGATCAGTTTGGTATACATCTGGTGCGTCAACGGCATCGAATGGATTAGGATTACAACAATCAACAACATCTCAAGCAACATTCTTACAGGCATCACCTGCTGATTTATCATTGCTATAAAAAAATTAAAGAAAAAAATTAAAGTCTGCCAACTACAACTTCAATAACACCTACATCAGCAGTGTCTTTTGATTCAAGTGCTTTACCGATTATACAGCCAACTTGATATGATGCAGAATTAAGTTTTGTGCCTACACCTGCAATATTAGATGACACAATTAAATCTCCTTTTGCAACTACGCCCTTGACTTTGCAAGGCACACGCCCAGTAAGTGCCAAATCAACAACATGAGCACCTTCACATGCTTCATTCATGATAAAGCCTGGTGCTGTGGATACCACACCCGCCACTCTAGGATCATGTGATACTTCAGTTGTTGTGACTTCGTTTTCGCCACCAAATATAATCACTGTGCCTGGCTCATACGGATTGTCAGCAACATATTTCTCAGCCAAGTCAGAATATTGTGCGGCAGTTGCCGTTGTAGTCAATATGTTTGTAGCAGGATTGTATGATATTCCATTATCTGTAAACAGTGTATTGCCTGTGGCAGCTGAATCATCTGAATCAACAAATGTAATAAAGTGTGCCGCGTCTGTGCCGTCACCTGATCGTGTTTTTACTGTGGTTGCGGCTACTGCCGAGGCAGTTATTGCAACGTTTCCAGCACCAGTAAATCCAACAGCTCCTCCTGTGACATCACCTGTAATTGAAAAGTTTCTTGATGTTGCTAGTACTGTGGCTGTGTCTGCGTTTCCTGTAAGTGCACCTATAAATGTTGTCGCTGTACAGTTTCTAAATGATGAAGCGTCTTTGTTGCCATCAACAACAACTGCTTTGTTGGCAGCTACTGTACCGTTTGTGATTCCGTCTAATTTTTCTAGATCAGTTTCATTCATTGAGGCTGTACCAATTACTAATGAACCTGATGTTGTTTGAATGTCTCCGTCAACATTCAATCCATCATTGATGTTTACAAAAGTTGAATCGGATGAAAGTATTTCATTAACTGTTACAGTAGTGGCTGTCAAGTCTCCTTCGAAAGCTGCCACTATGGTTGCAGTTGATGAGTCTGTTACTGCTGTCGCTGTGCCTGCCGAGTTGGAAAGCACCGCTTTAAATTTATCATCGCCTTCGTTCCAATAAAATACCGCATTGTTGCCTGCTGATCCACGTTGTATTAATATTCCGCCGTCAATATCAGCACCACCTGAATTGTTTTTGTTTAATTCTAATAATGCATCTGCAACTTCTAGTGTGGTTGTGTTTACAGAATTTGTTGTACCTGATACAGTTAAGTTTCCGTCAAGTTGTAAATCTCCACCAACATCCATGTTGCCAGTCATACTTAAATTTCTTATAGTGCCGATGTCAATGTTAGCATCAGCAACCAGTGCCTTGTTGGCAGCCGCTGTTCCATTTGTGATACCATCTAGTTTTTCTAGATCAGTTTCATTCATGTCAGCTGAGCCAATTATGAATGATCCTGTAGCAGTAACATTCCTAAATCCTGATGCATCACTATTGGCATCAACTACCACTGCTTTACTTGCCGCCACGGTGCCATTAGTGATACCATCCAGTTTTTCTAGATCAGTTTCATTCATGTCTGCAGAGCCAATTATAAATGAACCAGTAGCTGTTACGTTTCTAAAGCCACTTGCGTCTTTGTCTGAATCAACTACCACTGCTTTGGATGCCGCCACTGTGCCTGCTGTGACACCATCGATGGTTTCCAGTTCTGCTTCATTTATAGCCGCTGACCCAATAGTAAATCCTGCCGCAGTAACAGTGCCTGATGTGGTTTGAATATTTCCGTTGACATTAAGTCCATCATTTATGTTTACGAAAGCAGAATCAGTTGAAGATATTTCATTTACATTAAGAGTATCATTTATCTGTACACCTGTTGAATCTGTTGATTGTATTTGGTTTACATTTAGTGGATTATTAATTGTGACAACACTCGAATCTTGAGCAGAAATTTCGTCTACACTAATACTTCTGTTCAAAGTAAATGTCATGGTGTTTCCAGCCGCTGATGTAGTAATATCATTACCTATAAAAGTGATATCACTCGCACCAGGAACCAAACTTACTGTGTTGGAACTTGAATCTGAAATATCTATTGTTGCCGCTGTGATGGACGACGCAATATCTGTAAATTTTGCAATTCTAACGCCACCTGCCGCAGAACCATCATGTACTTTTAATGTGTTTAAATCCGTGTCTACAGTGACTTCACCCACAGCACCTGTGAAAGAACTGTGTTGAGATGTTGTGCCTCGTCTAAACTGTACCTGAGTTGTCATATACATTTATTTACCAATATCGCAAACCTTGGTTTGCTGGATATCGTCGCCATAAATAATAAAATACATGACAGAGAAATTACAAACAGAATCACAAACACAGGAAGAATCAGTGAAATCAACCGACGAAACACAAGGTGTAAACATAGAAGGTCATATCAAAATTTTTGACCCAGATTCAGGTGATGTGTATGTAGACAAAAAGAATGCAATCCACTATGAAAACTTCTCTGTTGCCCTAGCAAAAAGCATAGCAAATAGAACCACAGGATTTATAGAAGAAATGCATTTTGGTAATGGTGGTACAACTGTAGATTCTACCGGTGTAATTACATATTTGACGCCAAACTCTTCAGGAGACAATGCCAATTTATACAACAAAACATATTACAAAAGTGTTAACGATACTTCATCATTAAACACAGACACAGCAAGAAATAAAATCACCACAGCACATGTGAACGGCACAACTTACACAGACGTTATTGTGACAGCACTTTTAGATTTTGGTGAGCCTGCAGGGCAGAGTGCATTTGACAACACAACCAACGTGAATGATACCTATGTGTTCGACGAAATAGGATTATTTTCATGGGAAGGAACAGCAGGCACGGGAAATTTGTTGACTCATGTTATATTCCACCCTGTACAAAAATCTTTAAACAGATTGATACAGATAGATTATACAATCAGAATACAGAGTTTGACTAATTTCGTAGACGTGTAATTTTAATTAAATACACACGATGGCATACACAATCAACAAAACAGATGGAACAATACTCGCAGTAATACAGGACGGCCAATTAGACACAACCAGTTCTGTATCACTTCCTGGAAAATTATTTCAAAATTATGGTGAAATAATAAACGAAAATTTAGTAAAACTTCTGGAAAATTCTGCATCTGGCACGGCACCTACAGCTCCATTGACAGGTGAATTATGGTATGACAAGACTAATGCAAAATTAAAATTATATTCTGGCACAGAATTTATTAATATTGCCACAGCAGGAGGTGATGCTTTTACCATAGTTGGTGATGATTCAACAGGCACAGGTGTAAACATTGGTGAAACATTTCAATTTGCTGGAGGTAGTAATATAACAACTAGTGTGAGTGGAGACACTTTATCAATAGCCACAAGAGATCATATTATAGTAAGTGAAATTTCAGCAACAGATTCAGCATCAATAAAAATTAATGATGTGTTGCAAGTGAATCAAATTGAATCTTCTGATTCAACTGGATTACAAATCAATGACACATTGAATGTGAACACTATTGCATCAACAGACTCCACAGCAATTCAGATCAATGACACTTTAAATGTGTCTGGCACTGTGTCTGCGTCAACAATTCAAACAACAAATATTACACCTTCATTACTGAGTGAAGCAGTACAAATTAATTACATAGACACTGAAAAAATTTCCAGTTCATCATCTTCAGCAATTCAAGTGCAAGATGCTGTGAATATCAGTGGAGCATTGACTGTAAATGGGTCACTGGTCACAGATGAAGATTTTACTATTGCAGGAGACGGAGCCACAGTGACAGGAATTAAAGACGAAGATGATATGTCTTCAAACAGTGCAACAAAACTGGCTACACAACAATCAATCAAAGCATATGTAGATAATGAAATAGGTGGCGGCACACTGGAGTTTAGTGATCTGTCTTCCAACACAGGATCTATTGTGACAAAAGATGAAGAGTTGGTATTTGCTGGAGGAAACAGCATAACCACATCGGTAACGGCAGGATCTAACACAGTCAATATTGCATTAGATGATAATATTGTTGTAAATGAAATTTCATCGTCAGACTCAACTGCGGTACAGATAAATGATACACTGAATGTAAACACAATATCATCATCTGACTCAACTGAAGTTACTGTTGAAGATGGATTGAATGTAAAAGGCACAGTTACAGCCACAGCTTTTAAAGGAGACGGATCAAATCTTACAGGAACTATATCTGTAACAAACGGTGCTAACAACAGAGTTGTTACTGCCGCAAGTACTTCGGCTTTGAATGCAGAATCAAATTTTACATTTGACGGATCAACACTTGCTGTCACTGGAGCAATAACTGGCTCCACAACAATTACGGTACCAACGTTGGATGTAAATGTAATACAATCTACAGATTCAACTGCTGTTCAAATAAACGAAGGCATAAATGTAAGTGGGGCCATTACAACATCAACAGGATTTACAGGAAATTTAACAGGTCAAGTAAATTCTATCACAGTTGGATCAAATGCTACTGGCACAAGAACAGTTTCAAGCAGTACGCCATCAGGTGGATCTGACGGAGACATTTGGTATAGGGTGTAACATATGACATCAAAGTTATATGTTAAGAATGACGGAACAATCCACAACACAGAAGAAGTTTATGTAAAAAAGAACGGCAACTGGAAACGTGCTGGTCAAATTTTTGTTAAAGAAAGTGGAACTTGGGAACCACTATTTTCAAACTCAGGCAATGAAACATTCACCTCGGTTGGACAGCACACATTTCAAGTACCAGCTGGCATATACTCACTCTCAGTAGTCATCCAAGGAGGTGGCGGCGGAGGTGGTGGTGGTAATGAAGGCGGTTCTGGTGGCGGTGGCGGTGGTGGTGGCGCCGGTGGAAACATCACAGGAAGTATTTCTGTAAGACCATTTCAAGATTTGACAATTACAGTAGGAGGTGCAGGAGCAGGTGCTCCTACAGCTCGGAGAGGCGTACTTCCAGTACCTCAAGGATCGGGAGGTGGTAATTCAAGGATTGTTACTCCACAAGGAACATATGTGGCAAGCGGAGGCGCTCGAGGAGCATCAGCTCTTACAGGATTTGCTCCTGGCATGTTTGGTGCCGGAGGTGCAGGAGGTACTACATCAGGTCCAACTGGACCAACATATACTACAGGAAATTCTGGCTCAAATGGTAGTGATAATGGTGGTGACGGTGCAAGTCAAACAGGTGGTACAGGAGGAAGTTCTCCCAATTCATTAGGAGCAGGTGGAACTGCAGGTGGATCTGGAGGAGGTGATGTAAACACTGGAGATTCGTCGGGTAAAGATGCATCAGGAAATGGTGCAGGAGGCGGTGGAGCCGGTGCACGTGACCGAGATCCTATTGTTTACTCGTTTCAATTTTGGTCAGGTGGCAATGGCACTGCTGGAAAAGTTACATTGTCCTGGAGTTAATCACCGATGAAACAAAACAGTTAAATACATTATATGGCATACACAATTAACAAGACTGATGGTACTATTATTGCACAAGTAGAAGATGGAGTATTGAACACTGATACCTCATTGCAACTGATTGGCAGAAATTATCAATCATACGGTGAGCCATTCAACGAAAATCTTGTAAAATTATTAGAAAATTCAGCAGGTACTTCAGCACCAAGTAATCCTATTAGAGGAGAATTATGGTATGATGTTACTAATTTACAACTTAAAGTTTATGATGGAAACAATTTTGTTGCCATAGGTGCAACACGCAATTCAGCCACTGCTCCAACTAATGGTGTAAGAACAGGAGATTTATGGAATCATATCACTAATGATCAGTTGTACTTGTATGATGGCACCAACTGGGATCTGATTGGACCAATTTACAAAGCAGGTGATGGCAAGTCAGGATGGTTAGTGGATGAAGAAAATTTATCAGGAGGTGGCACAGCAAATGTTGTAGGTCTATATCAAGATGGCACACGAGTAGGAATATTATCAGCAACTGAAAGAACATTGGCATCAACACCAACAGGATTCGATTCTGCTACAATTAAAAAAGGATTAACATTTTACACTGACACAGATTCAACAACATTCAGATTGAATGGCACAGCTCAGAATGCATTAGAACTTGGTGGCACACCGGCCGCAAATTATATTAACACTACAGACAATTCAACCATGAGTGGTACACTGTCAATTACAAATTCTCAAGGACTATCATTTGGACCATCAAGTGAAGGTCAATTGTTTATAGATTCAAACAATGTCATACTACAGAATAATAATTTTGATTCTATATTCTTTAGAATCAATCAATCATCAGTATTAGTAAATGCTGTAGAAATTACAAATGCCGCAGATTTAAGAGTGTATGGAAACTTACAAGTGGATGGTAACTTAGTGACCACTGGATCATCATCGTCGTTTGCTGATTCTAAATTAGTAGTAAATGACCAATCACCTAGAGCATCTAACCAAAATGCTGGACTTGATATAGAAGGCGGCAGTGCAGGCACAGATGTCACATTACTTGTCACAGGTTCAGATGGTGGATACTTGGAGTCATCATCAGGTTTATCTGTTGCAACAGGCAAAGCATTCAGTGTAAACGGAACATCTGTTTTGAATGCCACAACTTTAGGATCAGCTGTAGTATCATCGTCTTTGACACAAGTTGGAGATTTATCAGTAGGAAACATAGTGAATGGATTTGGACCAATCAACAACAAAGGTAATGATGTACAAACCACAGGTGTAACAAGTAACAGTGACATTATTGTTGAAGCCAGTTCATCAGATTCAACAGTCAAATGCACAATCACAGCAGTGAATGGAAATATTTTATCCCAAGGCACAGTGACAGGAACTAACGGAGTGATAGGTGGGAATACAACAATTAGTGGAAACGCAATAATAAATTCAAGTGGCGGAATAGACTTTGACGATGAAAATTTATCAACTTCTGGAACTATTACTGGAGCATCATTTACAGGAACTACTGTTGATACTTCAATATTAAAAAGTACAGACTCTACATTAATCACAGTTCAAGATGGCATGAGTATAGAAGGCGACCTTGTAGTGGAATCAATAAGTTCAGATGATTCAACATTTATTACAATCAACAGTGGAATTGAATTAGGTGGGCCGATCAGAGCAAACGATTCAGGCGCTGTGCAAATTGATGAAGGATTAAGAGTCTCGGGAGCATTGACAGTTTTAGACAATATAACGATTGCAGGAACAACAACAGTAAGTCAAGTTTTAGATGAAGATGATTTTTCATCCGATGCCAATGATGCATTGGCCACACAACAATCGATAAAGGCATATGTGGCAACACAGATTGCGGCAATTTCAACAGATTTATTTTTCTCTTTGAATACAACAGGATTATCAAACACAGACATAGCATCACTTTTGGACACATTGGCTCCATCAGCGGCAACAGGCACTAAAGCAAGAATAGCTGGTGTAAGTATCACTGCTTCTTCATCTTCATCATCCAACTATGTAGCGGCAATTGGTGATTCAAGAAATTCAGTATCAACGTCCACAAGCACTACACTGAACCACACAAGAAATAATGACTTACTATTCACACGTGGTGGCTCCAACTGGGCATACACTTCAGGTTAACAAATGCCTATTCAGGCTCCTACACTTATTGAAAATTATTTAGGTAATGCTGAACATATCCTTGATCATGCAATACAGCATGGAGATTTTACAAGGCGTGAAAAAGGCAAACGCAAATATCATCAGGCAAAACCTGGTGGTCCAATCAGCAAATTTTCTTCTTGGTTTATTCATGTGCATGATTCATTTGCTGATGTAATATTTGAAACAATCCCACATGATCGCAAACATTGTACACAATTGGTATTGAACAAATATGATCCTGGAGATTATCTAGTAAAACACTGTGACGCACAAGGTTTATATTGGAAGTTTAAATTAGTGTATTTGACTGCTGGAGAACCACATTTTTGTTGGTATGATGAGCATGATAATCAACATTTCATACAGGAAAAAGTAGGCAGTATGCTGGATATGGATATTGGACTGTATCATGAAGTTACAATGATTGGTGATCATGAGCCAACAAAGTATAGCCTCTGTCTTTTATACGAATAAATAACAGCACAATGGCCAAGCAACAAATGACATTAATGTTCAATGCAAAAACAGGCATTCTGTTAGGTGAAAAACCTACAGATAATGACGTATTAGATCTAAGTAAATTCAAATTTAAAGATGTTGAAATAGATCCTATACTGGATTTTTATGATGGAGACTATGACACTGGATCAGTCAAAGCCTGTGATGAGAAACCCATGCTGAATGAATCAATTGTAAATGCACAAACCACTGAAAATATTGAAACAAAATATCCTTTGCACAAACAATTAAACATAATGATGGACATGTTAGACAAAAGTGATATGCCTAACACTTCTGAATTTGCAGACATGATGACACATATCAAGGATGTAGTAGAAGCAAGTAAACTTAAAAAGAAGACTTACTTAGAGTCAGATGCTTATCATTATGAAACAGAAGAAGAAGCAAAGGAAAAGGCAAAGAAAGCGGTTGATTTCGACTAAAAATCGAATGTATAAATATTAATAGATCATGGCATATACAATTAATAAAACAGACGGATCAGTACTAGCTACAATAGCAGATGGTACTTTAGATACCTCAACCAGTTTACAACTCATAGGAAAAAACTATGCAGGTTACGGTGAAATCCTAAATGAAAATACAGTAAAGTTATTAGAAAATTTTGCAAACTCATCGGCACCAACAAATCCTTTAACTGGACAAATGTATTACAACACTGCCACAGCACAGGTTGAAGTTTATAATGGAACAGCGTTCAAGGCAGTATCAGGAGCAATTATTTCTTCCACATCACCTACAACAGGATCACAAGGTGACTTATGGTATGATTCAGTCAACGGACAAGTTTATGTGTATTCAGGCACTGCTTGGGTATTGGTTGGACCACAAGCAACAGCAGGATCAGGAACATCAGGAGCCATTGTTAAATCAATTACTGATACTACTGGTACCGACAGAATTGTTACACAATTGGTTGTATCAGATTCAATTGTTGCAATGGCATCATCTGTTGAATTTACACCACAGATTGCTGTATCAGGATATGCTACAATTAAAAAAGGACTTACATTAGGAACACAAATTACAAGCAACAAGTTCCAAGGCACAGCAACTGACTCAGATGCATTAGGTGGAGTTGTTGCCGCAAACTATTTTAGATCAGATGCTTCAGACACAACCACAGGCACAGTAACTATAGCTTCTGACTCACCTTTGATTATAGGGGCAGATGGAGATTTAACAGTAACACAATCTGGATCAAACACAACTTTCAAAAATGTTACCACAGATGGAAATATTATTTTCAATGTAAATGATGGCGGAGTCGACACAGCAGTATTGACACTGACTGGATCAGATGCATCAGCAACAGTAACCAACTTAACTATTTCAGGCGATTTGACTGTGAGTGGCACAACAACCACATTGAATACAACAAACATGGTGGTTGAAGATCCACTAATGATACTAAACAAAAACGCGGCATCAATCAGTGATAGAGATATTGGTCTTGTGTTTGATAGAGGTATTAACCAAAATGTTGCCTTTATTTGGGATGAGTCTGCAGATGAATTTGCACTTGTAACAACAAATGAAGACGGTACAACAGCAGGTGCTGTTAGTATTGTTGGCTATGCCACTTTACATGCAACATCCACTGCCGCACAATATTCTGACCTTGCTGAGCGTTATGAAGCAGACTCAGTAATGGAGCCAGGAGATGTTGTAAAAATTGGCGGTGAAAAAGAAATTACAAAAACAGTATCAGCAAATGATACAGATGTGTTTGGTGTTATATCAACTGATCCAGCATACAAAATGAATGAGGATGCTGGTAACAACGACACACATCCACACGTTGCACTTACAGGTCGTGTACCATGTAAAGTAATAGGTGCTGTAACAAAAGGTGAAAGATTAGTTTCGTCGGATACAACAGGGGTTGCAATAGTGGCAACTGGTGATTATAATATGCAAAGTGTAATTGGACGTGCTTTAGAAACAAGCACTGATGATGGTGTTAAAACAATAGAAGTTGTGGTAGGTAAAAATTAATGGGTTATACAGCTGGTGATACTATACTAGATAATGAGTACAATGATTTTGCCAATGATGCAAGTAATAACATTAACGCAATTTGGGGTGCCAGTACTGGCAACAAAGGATACGGCCAAACAAACACTATATCGGCTGTTAGTGCCGGCAATGCCATTACAGCGGCACAATGGAACACTCTACAAGACAGATTAAAATCAATTGCAGATCACCAAGGTACAACTATTAACAATGCGGCTGGATCACTTTCAGGTGGAGATACAGTTGAAATTTTAGCCAATTTTGGTGCTGATATAACCACAGTCACAAACGCAAGATACACAGTGGCAGGAGCCAATGTTACAGCATCATCCAACCCTAACTCAATTAACAGATCATACACAGGAGATTGGACTACAAACACTATACATGAATGCAAATTTACTTTTGCATCATCTGATGCGGCAAGATACTTTTTCAATGCAGGTGGATCAATCACTCATGTATGGAATTTGTCTGGAAGTACAACATCAGACAAGTCCTCTGAGTGGGTAGACTTATTCAACACTAAAGCGGCCACATTCACTTTGGCGGGCGCCACTGATGGATTGAGTGGATCAGGATCACAGAATACAAATGCTAACGATGGATTTTGGAATACAAACTTGACCAATGGTGGATCCTATGTGGTAATTCAAAAAATGTTTGCTGACTCATCACCATACACATCAAACTATGTGCAATGGGAAGTAAAAATATCAGGCACATCAGGATCACTAGGCGGTAAAGGCGAAGTGGTTACAATCAAAGCCACAGCTAAAGACGATGCGGCTGATTCAAGTGATGAAGGACAAGGACCACAGGATGCCGCTGATGCGGCTCAAACAGCACTTGATGTTGTGGACGGCACACTGACATCATCATGGACATTTAATAAACCAAATACTAACCAATTGAACAACGATGCTATAGGCACAATTACAGCGGCTGAAGTATCTCAAACTCAAGCATAATCACATTTATAATTCTTATTGATTTTTTGGCATAAACTTATTATAATAAGTTATGAGTTCGAAACAAAGATTTGCACTAAAACGTGATCTCTTATTGTTACAGCAACGAGTCAAATCACAAGAGGTGTTTGTGTATAATGGTTGCATGTTCAGGGCCGATGCCGTGACAGTGGCCTATGCACAGACAGTGAAAGATGATGCAGTTATCATAGATATAAATCAAACACCTTGCAGAATTGAAAACGCAGACGATTTTCGACGTACTCTACAACTTAAACACAACGAAATATTAAATGAGTATGAAAAAGAGTATCAAGAAATCACATTACGATAAAGGCATATTGCTTTTCAGTTTTGACACACCTGAATTACAGTATTCAAAAATCACTAAAAAATGTATTGAACTGTTAAGAATATATTGTCCTGAGATTCCTGTAGTTGTTGTAGGCGACCAAATTATTAAATCTGCAGATTGGACTATACTGGCAGATGATCCTACTGCTAATGTGCATAATATCCGCGGTCCAAAACCATGGAAAAACTTAGCACGAGTTGATGCCTATGAACTATCACCTTTTGATACTACGATAATAATTGATTCTGATTATCTTGTGTATGACAACAATTTACTGAAGTTGTTTGAATCAGATCAACCAGTGTTGGCACACACCACGTGGTGTGATATAAATTATGCAGAAGTATCCAGACTACCAATGGGCAATTCTATGTTGGACATGATGTGGGCAACTGTGTTGATGTTCAAGAAAGACGACGCTGTAAGAGAGATGTTTGACACCTGGAGAAACATTTTGAAAAACTATCAATATTATGCACAGATGTTTGGACTGAACAAACGCATGATTAGAAATGACCATGCGTTCACTATTGCTATGGCAAACATGCAAGACCATGGCTCTACAGAACACACAGTGATACCATGGGATATTATCACAGCCAATCAAAATTTTGAAGTAAAAAAGATCACAAATAAAAATATTGTGTTGCAAGATCAACATGGCGAAATAATAGTTGATCAAAGTGTACACATCTTAAACAAAGAAAGTTTATTAAATGCTATCTGACAAAGAACAGTATGGATATCTTACATATGCTTTGAATACTGGTGACACAGATTATGAAAGTATTGCACATCTTTGGGCATTAAGTGTTAAACTTACACACAAACATTGTCCATCACTTGCTGTAATTGTAAAAGACAAACAAAAATGTAGAAGTAGTTTACACACTGTATTTGATCATGTAATAGAATTACCCATCAGAGATGTTGTTAATAATATGCAGTATGAGTGCGATGTGTTAAAGTTATCACCTTTCAAAGAAACAGTCAAATTTGAAGCAGACATGCTGTGTACATCCGACATAATGATATGGCAAAAATATTTTAGATTACGTGACTTGTGTTTTACAGGACATGTTTGCAATTTCAAACAACAACAAGCAGATGACTCGAAGTATAGGAGATACATTAAAACAAACCTGTTACCTAATGTATATCAAGGATTATATTATGTAAGGACAACAAGACAGACCGACAAGTTTATGAAAACAGCTAACAGTGTATTCAATAATTGGGATAAAGAAATTAAAAATTTGAGAATGTTTGACAAATTTGAACCATCTACAGATTTTGCATTCAGCATAGCATTAGACAAACTAAACATGAATAATTGTGTCAGTAATGATGTGTATCCGTCTTTTATACATGTAAAACAAGGGATTGTAAAACAAGCAGATTGGGATCAGATAACATGGAGTTTATTAAAAAATAAGTATTTTACAGTGTGCGGTACACAATTATCATTGCCAATACATTATTTTGACAAGTCATTCTGTACGGAAAAACTAATAAGGGAGTATGAATATGCCGTTGGAATATAGAATATATTATCAAGACGAAGAAATTACCACAGTGACAACACAGACTGCAGAAGGTGAATACATTGTGGTTGATTCAAAAAAATGGCTAGATGTACAAAATAGTCCATCAGCATGGAAAGTAATTGATAAAACACTGGAGAAAAAGATTATAGATCGTACAAATGGAAAAAAGAAAAAGAAATTTACAGTGAAAGGTCATGACACATTTCCAGGATGGGTAATAAAAAAATATCAACTGTATACAGCCATAGAATATGCTATTGAGGAACCTGAGTGGTTTGACCCCGAAAAACATGCAGTAGTAGGATATGAAGATGATTGATGTAGCAGACTTGGATGTAATTTTTTTAAGTTATAACGAACCAAACAAAGAACACAACTGGGCAGATTTACGTTCTAAATGTCCGTGGGCAAAACGTGTGGACGGTGTAGAAGGTTCTGATGCGGCACACAAAGCGGCAGGAGAAGCATCAAGCACAGAACGTTTTATTTTGATAGACGGAGACAACATTGTAAATCCTGCCCTATTTGATCAACAATTTGATATAGATAGTATGCCATCAGACGCAGTAATACGTTATCAAGGATTGAATATTGTGAATGGATTAAAATATGGCAATGGCGGCGTGTCTTCTTGGACTAGGAAGTTTGTCAAAGAAATGAAGACACATGAAAACTCACAAGGCGATGATGAAAGTCTAATTGAATTTTGTTTTCACAATCAATATGTTGCAATTCAAGAATGCTATTCTACTACTGTTATGAACAGCACTGACAAACAAGCATGGCAGGCTGGATTCAGAGAAGGTGTCAAAATGAGTCTTGATGAAGGCAAACGGGTATCACCGGCAAATTTTGTGAAAAACATATGGCGCGGAAATTTGAGAAATTTGTGTATTTGGATGAGTGTTGGTGCTGATGTAAAGAATGGTCTATGGGCAATATATGGTGCTTGCCAAGGTTGTCTTTGGACCACACTGCAACAGGATTGGGATCATTCTATTACACGTGACTTTACAGAATTAGACAATATATGGGATCAAACTATTGATCAAGGTGACGAAAGCCGAAAAACAGCTATTAAGGAGATGCACAATGACTTGAACTATCATTTAGGATTAAATGTTGCACTACTAGATGATGAACAATCCAAGTTTGTTAAATTTATAAATTCATGTCCAGCGACTACTTAACAGATGCCAACAAGGCAAAACTAAAACTAGATAAGATTTCTGATTCTATGTGTCTGGCAAAATGGATGCAGACTTCTTTACACCTTACAAATGGCATGACAAACTCTTGCTATCATCCACCATTACACAAAATAGATGTAGAGCAAATCAAAACAAATCCTTCTAAATTACACAACACTGATGAAAAGAAACAGCAACGTGATCTAATGATAAATGGAAAAAGACCAGAAGGTTGTTCATACTGTTGGAAGTTAGAAGATGACAAACAGATGAGTGATCGACATTATAGGTCAGGAGAACCATGGGCAATGGATCATTATCAAAATATTTTAGATAATCCACAAGCAGATATTGTGCCTACATATGTTGAGGTCGATTTCAGTAATGCATGTAACTTCAAATGTTCATATTGTTCGCCACAATTTTCAACTGCGTGGGCAAAAGAAACAGAAGAACATGGATCATGGCCAACATCAACACCACATAATGATCCAGCACATTTTAAAGGTGACAGAAAAGTTATGCCACAAAATGATAATCCATATGTTGAAGCATTTTGGAAATGGTGGCCAGAACTGTATCCACAATTACGTCATTTTAGAATGACAGGTGGTGAACCTATGATGGATAAAAATACATTTAGGGTGTTTGATTATGTAATAGAAAATCCAAAAAAAGATTTGCATTTAAACGTAACTTCTAATTTTTGTCCACCTACTCCTGCACTAGGTGACAGATACTTTAACATGGTAAAAACAATGTGTGATGGAGCGATGATAGAACACTTCATGCAATTTGTATCTTTAGATGCTTGGGGAGAAAGAGCAGAGTATATAAGAAACGGAATGGATTTTGGCACTGTATGGTCAAACGTACACAGATACTTGCATGATATTAAAGGTTACAATTCTATTACATTTATTATTACAATGAACAATCTTAGTGTGTCTAGTTTAAAAGAATTATTAGAAAACATTTTAAGATTAAGAGAACAATATTCTACAACATATCAACGGGTGTGGTTCGACACACCTATTTTAAGGTTTCCCATATGGCAACATATAGGATTGTTGGACGAATCCTTTAACCATTATTTCGAGGAGGCTATAGAGTTTATGGAGCAACACCGACATGACTCTAACATGGCAGGGTTTAGAGATTTTGAAATTGCTAAACTTACTCGGACATACCGCATAATGCAACAAGGACTGGACAACAAGGAACAACACCTAGCAAACTTTTGGCGTTTCTTTCGAACTCATGACTCGAGACGTGAAACAGATTTGTTAGGTGTTTTTCCAGAATACAAAGATTGGTTTAAACAATGTCAACAAGCAACGAAGATTTAAAATATAGAAGAGAGGTCCTAGACCCAAAATCTTCATCCTTCTGTGGAGCCAAATGGTATAATGCCACTATATGGTTAGGTTCTGGCATGACCACAAGTTGCCATCATCCTTTGCCACACAAAATTGATTTAGAAGCAGTAAAAAATAATCCCAAAGCTCTGCATAACACACCCGAGAAAAAATTACAACGTGAGCAGATGCAGGCAGGTGAAAGACCTGCAGGTTGTGAATATTGTTGGAAAATAGAAGACCTAGGTGATAACAGTATATCTGACAGAGTATACAAATCAAACATATATTCAAATGAAGATTTAGAGACAGCATTTAACACACCTTGTCAAAAAGATGTAGATTTACAAACATTAGAAATATCATTTGATAGGACTTGCAATTTTGCTTGTTCTTATTGTAATCCTGCTTTTTCTACTACGTGGGTAAAAGATATCAAACAACACGGAGCATATGAAAAACTACAATCAGACGGCAGAAATCATTTTACTCATGTACATGAATCATCACAACTGTATGGTTATCAAGAATACAATCCCTACATAGAAGCATTTTGGAAGTGGTGGGATTCAGACTTACATCGTACATTGAAAGAATTAAGAGTCACAGGTGGTGAACCTTTGATGAGTGCAGACATGTGGAAACTGTTTGATTGGTTCAAGGATAATCATGGCAAGTCAGATACTAGGCTAGCAATTAATTCGAATCTGTGTCCTAAAGACAAATTAATGGATCAGTTGATTGAAAAGTCACACTATGTCAAAAACTTCGATGTCTATACTTCAGCTGAAGCAATGGGAACCAGAGCAGAGTATATTAGAGATGGCATGGACTTTGCATTATGGAAAAAGAATTGTCTGCGTCTTATAAATGAAGGCAGTTTGTCAGGATTGCATGTAATGATGACTGTGAATGCATTGTGTTTAGATTCATTGCCAGAAATGATTGATCTCTTAGTAAGTTGGAAACGCAAGTATGGTCCTGATTACCCGAATTTTACTCTCAATATATTACGTTTTCCGTCATTTCAGTCAGCAGTAGTATTGCCAACAAGTATCAAAAAAGAATGCATTGAGCAATTAACAAAGCAAACACATGATTATTACAATGATTTGCATGGTATGGAACTTAATCAAATGCTGAGATTAATAGAATACCTTAAAGAAGTCGAAAGTCCTCATGAGGGAGCGGACAATGTGGATAAATTACAGAGTGACTTCAAGAACTTTTATTCACAGTATGATAAACGCAGAGGCAAAGACTTTGCAAATACATTTGGTAACAAAATGGTAACATGGTATGAGCAGTTATAAAGACAAAATGCCCACACAAGTGGATGCTGACAAACTGACAGATAAGCAAAAGTTTTTGTTGAACGATTCTAAATATTTTTGCACACTGCCTTGGACACATTTACACGCTTATCCGAATGGAGCCGCATATCCTTGTTGTCTTGCAAAACATGAATTTCCCATTGGGTCTATGAAAGAAAACACTATGAAAGAATTATGGAATAGTGCAGACATGAAAGACATCAGGAAAAACATGTTGAATGAAAAACCATCCAAACAATGTACCAAGTGTTATGAGCAAGAAGAACATGGATGGACGTCAATGCGAGAATCGTCTAATATACGTTATGGGCACCACATTGACAAAGTTCCACTTACAAAAGATGATGGAACTTATGATGATGTGAACATGATATATTGGGATATACGTTTTTCCAATCTGTGCAATTTGTCATGCAGATCCTGTGGCACATGGTTTTCTTCAAACTGGTATGATGACCAAGTAGCATTGTGGGGAGATCCTGGACACCCGAAAGTTACATATGCTGGCACCACTAAAATGGATGCCTATGAACAACTTATTGAATATTTGCCAATGGTCGAACAGGTATATTTTGCAGGTGGTGAACCTCTTATTATGGAAGAACATTATAAAATTTTACAAGCTCTTATAGATACAGGCAAAGCTGATAGTGTGCGGTTACTTTACAATACAAATTTAACCAGACTGTCGTACAAAAAAACAAATGTATTAGATATTTGGCCTGAATTTAAAGATGTGGCAGTAGGGGCATCTTTAGATGCTATGGGGCCGAGAGCAGAACTTATGCGTAATGGAACAAAATGGGCCGATGTAGAACGTAACAGAGAAGATATGTTGAAAAAATGTCCTGATGTTGATTTTTACATATCGCCAACTGTAGGCATTTTTAACTATTCACACATAATTGACTTTCATAATGATTGGGTGCAAAAAGGATTCATCAGAGAAGGTGATATAAATGTAAACATGATACAAGATCCATTACATTATAGAATAGATGTAATTACTCCAAAAATGAAAAAAGAAGTTGAACCAAAGTACAAAGAACACATAGAAAAGATTAGGCCAAAAGATCATTTGAATCGAGCCACAGGTGGATTTGAATCTGCATTGAATATGATGATGGCCGATGATAGGAGTGATCTTATACCTACTTTCAAAAGAATCACATCACAGTTGGATAGACATCGTGGACAGGAAACACATGAAATATTTCCTGAGTTGTCGGAGATACTAATTGACTAAAATTTGTACATTGCCTTGGATGCATTTAGAAACTACTCCGTTGGGCGAATATCGACCATGCTGTCTTGCAGAAGAATCAATCAAACGTTCAGATGGTACGCCATACGACATATCAAAAGGTGACACTATCAAAGATGCATTCAATTCTGAATACATGGAGAATATGCGTGATGAATTTTTACAAGGTGGACAGCCTGAAACTTGTAGCAAGTGTTGGTCTTTAGAAGAAGCAGGTGGTACATCGAAAAGGATGATATCAAATGAAAAGTTTGGGATTAACACTGATGAAAAAGGTATTACATTCTTAGATTTAAAACTAGGCAATATTTGTAATTTAAAGTGCAGAATCTGTGGAGGATTTTCATCGTCTAAATGGGCCGCCGAAGAAATAAAGCAGGGCAGTGAAAATGCTAAAAGCTGGCTCAAAGCAGGCATGTGGCCACGCAAAACTGATTCATTATGGAACGAAGTTGTTGATATGTTGCCGCAAATAGAACATTTTGAATTTACTGGCGGCGAACCTTTTATGATTCAAGAACATTTTGACCTGTTAGAAAAAAGTGTTGAACTAGGCTATGCTAAACAGCAAGAAATACATTATAATACAAATGGCACACAGTTTCCAGAATATGCTATGAAACATATATGGCCACATTTTAAAGATGTAGAAATAGCATTTAGTATTGATGACATAAGAGCAAGATTTGAATATCAGAGATATGGAGCCAAATGGGATCAAGTGAACGAAAATATACGCAAGTTCAATGAATTAAAATCCAACAGTAAAAATATTTCAACACAGATTTGTTGCACAATTAACATCCAAAACATTTATAACTTAGACAATATGGCTGATTGGATAAAGCAACAAAACTTTGATTATGTGTTTTACAATTATCTACATGAAGCAAAAGAATGGAATGTGCAATATTTGCCTATTCATTTGAAGCAAGAAATTAAAAAGAAACTTGAAGCATATGATGGAGACTTATGGCATTATAAACAGATACAAAATGCAATAAACTTTATGATGTCTGCAAATTTATATTCAGAAGAAATGGACCATAAACGCAAGATAAAAATAAAACTGAGTGATCAATTTAGAAACGAATCATTTGCAGAAACTTTTCCAGAATTAAAAGAGTTAGTATGAGCAAAGATTGGAAAACACCAGAAGAAGGCAATTTAACATTTTGTATGGCTCCATGGACACATACATATTTGTCACCTACATCTGAAAGACGTCTGTGTTGTGCTTCTACTGAGCCTGCACAAAGTTTTGAACAATACATTGATACATCTGAAGGCACAAACGAATATAATCCGATGTCTTTACCAGCATGGTGGAACAGTGATCATATGAAGTCTGTAAGGCAAAGAATGCTTAAGGGCGAGATGTTGCCAGAGTGTCAAGTGTGCAATCACAACATATTACATACTAGTCCTTACAGAAAACATTTCAATCAACTGTTTGAAAATTTAATTAAAGAAGCATACCAAAAAACAAATTCAGATGGCAGTACAGATATGCCAGTTGTATCTTTTGATTATAGATTTTCAAACTTGTGTAATTTTATGTGTAGAATGTGCGGATCAAATCTGTCCTCTAGTTGGGAAACTGAAGAAAGAAAATACATTGAAAATTTTGACAAAGTTCGACCATGGGCAAGTAAAGAAGTAAAAAAAGCAACTGCAGAATTTGTCGCTAACATGGCAGAACCAGAATTTGAACATGCTATAAAAAATAAACAAATCCGTGAAGTGTATTGGGTAGGTGGAGAACCATTGATGTATCATCAACATTGGAAGTTCATGAAAATGATTGTGGACACAGGACAAGCCGGTAATGTGTATGCAAGGTATAACACTAATTTAAGTAGGATAGTGTTCAAAAATTTAAACCTGTTTGACGATGTACTTTCAAAATTTAGTGCATGGGAAGTGTGTGCAAGTATAGATGGCACAGGCCCTACAGGCGAATATATTAGATCAGGTTTAGATTGGGAGAAATGGTTAGACAATTGGAAACATGCACACAAGTTTCAAAACGGTCGGAATAAAATATTAAATTTAGACTTCACTATAACCACAGCAGGAATATGGGAAATAGAAAAAATGTTCGAACTAAGTTTAGAATATAATGTACCTATTATTGCAAAACAAACTTTCGCATTCAGTTCCGAAGTATTAATGAGTTGCAGAGCAATACCTAAACACATTTTACAAAGAATATTTTCTAACATTTTAGAAAGAATAGAGCCACGAGCAACAAAAAAACAAAAAGGTTTAGTGGATCAACTAAAACACATGATACAACAAGGACATTTTGTTGATGACTACCCTGATGATTATGAAGAAGGAATAAAAGACGGCAAAGAATTTATTTTACACATGGAAAGTAGAAGAAAAAATCCTGTCACAATGCGTGAAATAATGTGGAAAGACAAAGAACTAGGAGAATGGTATGACTCAATATAAACATATTGTTAGTGCAGGATGTTCTTTTATACATGGCAGTGAATTAGGTGATGAAGTTCCATATTCACAGTCCACCTATCCTGCTTTGATATCAAAACAATTAGACACCACTTATGAATGTCTTGCATATCCTTCAGCATCTAATCAAGGCATAGCAAAAAATATTCTACAGCATTCACCACAGCAACACACATTGTACATTGTTCAATGGACATATCCTTCTAGGTTTGGAGTGAATCTAAATTTTGAAATTAAAGACAAAAACAAAAGCAAAACTACATGGTTTGATCTTGCTCCAAACTCATGGGATTACAATCCAAAAGCATTTCATGAATACACTGAATATTCAAAACAACTGATTGATATGGGAATACCGGAACTAAGTGAACAATATTACAAGTATACAGGCAACAATGATCAGTTCATGTTCCAAACTGAACTCTGTGTGAAAGCAGTGCAACAGCATTGTAGACAACACGAAGCAGGATATCTTTTTTATACTGCAACCAGTGAATTGCTACAATTGGAAGATATAAAAGGGTTTGATGGCAAAGGTTTTGTAGAATGGGCAACAGACAGCAAGTATCCACATGGTCCTTACAAACATCCTTTACACCAAGCACATTCAGATGCCGCTTCGCTAGTAATGGTAAGATTAAAAGGATAATTACACATATGTTTAGATGGATCAAAAAATTGTACAACAATATTCTTCTTGAAATACGGTACAGGAAAAAAATGAAAGAGCTGAAGAAGAAGGATCCTTTCATTTATCACTAATCAATGAAAAATACTTTTTGCCTATGGGAATACACTGGAGTAGATTCTATCTACAACACTGGCAAACTTGTTAAAGACCTTACAACGTATATCAAAACACAAACATTACAAAACGAAGAAATAATTTTAGATATGTATCCGGAAGGTTATAGTCTACATCATAATGGAGTATGGAGTATTATTGAAGCAGTGTGTGAAGCATGTGATACACACCCAGCATCTTTGACATTAGTAATTGGGGATATGACTGCCGATTATCCGTGTAACGTGATTATACATCAACCTAGATGGCTAATGGAAACTGCCGCTGAGTTTCCAAATTTTAAGCAAGATTTCGATAAAGTTGCAGAAAAAAAATTCTTGCACTTCATAGGTCGAGCCACGTGGGATAGGATAGGGGTCAACAAATATTTGAGAGAAAATTATGCTGATGATTCATGGGTAACAATCGGTCCAACTAGAAACAGACAAAGAGTAATTGATGACACATTTCATGGTTTGACAAACAATCACTTTACTCCTGATCAAATTGTAGACATGATGAAATACACTTTAAATCCTCCAAAAAACTTTTTGGTGGAAACAGCACGTGAAGATTACACTACGTTTCCAGATAATATGCTACCTTTACAGCATATGTACACCAATGCATTTGTTGAGATAGTACATGAAACAGACATACACGATAATAATTTTTTTATAACAGAAAAAACTATCAGGCCAATCTTGTTCAAAAAGCCATTTATAACCATGTGCGGAAAACACTTCTGCAAGAATCTACGCACACTAGGTTTTAAAACCTTTGATGATTGGTTTGATGAACGATATGATGAAGTTAATGCTAGACAACGATACGATGCAGTTCTTAAAAGAATTATTAATATTGGAAAAATGAGCTACAAAGAGTTGTCAGAATGGAACCTAGAAATGCGTGACACTGTTGAACATAATTTTCAGCATCTGCTTACAAAAGGTTGGCTAGAACATTTAGACAAATTCGATGTACAATTTTGGCACGATGGCAAGGGACAATTATTATGATAGTAGACTCAGTCACAGAGTGTTATGATCTTAATGCATCAGGGCATGTAAATTTGCACGAAACATTTCCATCTTTGAAAGATGACCTCCGTGCCTACTTTATCAGATGCAATAAACAAGGAATTAATCCTATTATAGATTTCACCAATGAAGGGTATGGATTGTATGCCAATGGTGCGTGGCCAATCATTGAAAGTGTTGCCGAAGAATGTGGGATCAAAATGAATAGATTGACTTTGTACATATCTGATATGTTTGCATCATATCCTTGCAACACAATGCCTTTAGTGAATGATAAATGGTTACAAGTGTATACACCAGATTCTGAACCAGATGTGACCGACAGACTTTTTAAAAAATTTGGTCATTTTATAGGAAGAGCATCACCAGATAGGCTGGCTATGCATGTGATGTTAGAAAAATATCAAAACGATATGTGGTACTCTATATGGAATGGCTGGGATTTTGATGACAATTTTTTTGCTAGATTAAAAAATTACATTCCATTCAAATTTGACAAAGGCAAACTGATAGGAAGAGCAAGAGAAGTAGCGGAACAATTACCTCAAAAAAATACATATGAAACTCCTAGTAAAGATGATTTTTATGAATGGCCTAGACAAGTTGCTCCATTACATTTTTATTACAAAAATATGTTTGTTGATATTGTAAGTGAAACAGATCTTGACACTTGCTTCACTACAGAAAAAACTTTGAGACCTATTATTTTCAAAACACCATTTTTGTTAATGGCAGGCAAAGGCACACTGCAAAAATTAAAAGAGATTGGTTTTAAAACATTTAACAATTGGTGGTCAGAAGATTACGACAGGTATTCACACAGACAAAGATTGGAAAAAATATTAGACATTGTAGATTGGATTAGTGTACAATACAATGTAAAGGAATTAAAAGCAGAAATGAATAGCATTTTGGAATACAATTATAATCATTATGTGAATCAAACGTGGATTCCTATGGCAAAAGAGATGGGTATTCCGGACAGTGCATTTGGAGACACAAGAACATGGGAGTAGTTTGGGGAGCATCAGCACACTTTCATGATGCAGGCTTGAGTGTGGTCAAAGATGGCGAAGTTGTATTTGGTGCTCATGCAGAAAGATATTCTGGAGTAAAACATGACAAGTTGCTAAATCAAGACATTATCAACGAAGCACTTACTTGGGGTAGACCTGATGTAGTTGCATGGTACGAAAAACCATGGAAGAAGAATATTAGAAAGTTATGGACTGGCGAATGGCGGTATTCAAAATTTGATACACACCCAAGCAAGTATCTTAAACAGTTTGGCATTGATGCTCCAGTTAAATTGTATGATCATCATTACACTCATGCAACAGCAGGATATTTTACATCACCATTTAAAGAAGCAGTCATTGTGGTAGCAGATGCTATTGGAGAGTTTGAATGTATTACTATATGGGAGGCAAAAGGGAATAAACTAAAAAGACTGGCGTCATGGTCTTATCCTCACTCACTAGGTTTGTTATATTCAGCATTTACTCAAAGATGCGGATTGAAGCCTATGGATGAAGAGTATATCACAATGGGAATGGCAGGTTGGGGTGAACCTAAGTACGCACATCAAATCAAACAAGAATTTGTAAATCCGACACACTTTCATTTGAAGAAAAATGTACACAAAGGAATAGGCAACTGGATGCCAGATGCACAAGTGGAGGATATTGCGGCTTCAATACAACAAGTCACAGAAGAGTGCATTGATCAATTGATGTGTACTGCCTACACATGGACAAGAATGAACAATGTGGTTTTTATGGGTGGTGTTGCTCTCAACTGTGTGGCCAACCATTTGTTGCATGATTACTTTGATAATGTGTGGATAATGCCCAATCCAGGAGATTGTGGATCTTCACTAGGAGCCGCACTTGCACACCGAGGATCACACGTTAAATGGCCGGGGCCGTACATTGGCACCAATATTGATAATCCATACCCTGTAGAGGCGTTATTGCACGAATTAGACACCAAAAAGATAGTGGGAGTAGCGTCTGGTCGTGCTGAATTTGGGCCACGTGCTTTAGGACACAGATCATTGTTAGCAGACCCTAGAGGCACTGAAATTAAAGATCAAGTGAACGCAATAAAACGCAGACAAAAGTTCAGACCATTTGCTCCTGCAATACTGGAAGAACATGTCCAACACAACTTTAAAATGTGTACCAGTCATTCACCTCATATGCAGTTTGTGGGCGAGTGTTTAAAACCAGATTTGTATCCAGCAATCATTCATGTGGATGGCACCAGCAGAGTACAAACAGTGGGCAAAAATGATTCAACAGGATTCAGAGCATTGTTAGAAGCTTGGTATGCTAAAACAGGTTGTCCTATGTTGTTGAATACGTCACTAAACATCAGAGGTGAGCCAATGGTAAACACAAGAGAAGATGCTGATCGCTTCGAAGAAAAATATGGTGTAAAGGTTTGCTCGTGACATGTATGACAGATATACATTCGAAGGACAAATTACGCAACATAAATCCAACACAGAATGGTATTGGCTCACAGACAGTCGAGTAGATTATTCTAATTTTAATTTTGATTATGATCCTCCCGATTGGGAAAAACAATTTATACATGCTTTTGGAGATCAACACTCTGTGCATGGCGGAACCTATCTGGTGCACATCAATCATAATAATGAAACAGACTTTAAATTTGTACCGCAAACAGTAACAAGAAATCAAGCATTTGATGTTTTTACTGATACACATGAAATAGACTTTCAATCGGAAACATCAACTGAATGGTATTGGGTGACCAGTCCATTTAATGATTACGTCAATTTTGATTTTACATGGCATCCTGCATTATGGGAGAAAAATTTTGTTCATGTTTTTCCTGATCAACACTGCACACATGGCGGCACTTACATTATCCATAAGGATTGTGACTTGGCAAACATTGAATACAAGTATCACAACTTTATCATCCAACGCACTGGATACAATCACCTTCATTGGAAAACTGATGACAGAAATTCATATGCTGGATTCGATTTTACTTGGCATCCAGAACCATGGGAAGAAAAATATGTGCATTGTTTCGGCGATCAACATGCTGATGATTCACGCACATATTATGTTGCAGATGAAGTCGACTTTGCCAATGCAAGGAAATATTATCATCCTAAGACTGTAACATGTCACAAACCATTCCAAAGATTTCATGGTGTAAAAATACAGAACTGTATTACTGAAGATGAATACTACTGGATAACCAGCGATGGCAATGATTACTCTAATTTTGATTTTACTTGGCATCCAGATGAATGGCAAAGCAAGTACGTTCATTGCTTCGGAGATCAATACTCAGATGATGCTGGAACATACCTCGTGCATCGTGACACTGACATAAACAATGCCAGAACACAGTATCATCCAAATGCCATTACCCGTACAGAATCATTTGAACAGTTTCATGTCAAAGGACTGCAAAAATGTGACACCAAACAAGATTGGTATTGGATTGTGGATGATGCAAATGATTACCAAAATTTTGATTTCAAATGGCATCCAGAATCATGGAAGGGCAGATATGTCCACTGCTTCGGAGATCAACATTCTGACGATGCAAACACCTATCTAGTACCAAAAGACTGTGATTTGGATAATGTCAAAGTAGAGTATCATAATCATGCTTTTCAACGTGTTAAACCATGGAATAGATTCAAAATAAGCGGTCTTAAGACGGTGTATTCGGACACGGACTGGTACTGGATCATCTCCGATGAAAATGACTATACAGACTTCGATTTTACATGGCATCCAGAGAGTTGGCAAACCAAATATGTGCATTGTTTCGGTGATCAACATGCAGATGATTCCAACACATATCTGGTTCACAAAAGTCATGATATTACCAATATCAGATGGCAATATCACCCTGACACTGTTGTCAGAACTGCTAAATTTGATATCATAGAATATGATGGAGAATTAAATCATCATGCAGAATCTGATACTGAATGGTATTGGTTAACAAGCAAAGAAAATGATTACTCTGATTTTGATTTCACATGGCATCCTGAAACAGCACAACGCAAATTTGTTCACGTGTTTGGAGATCAATTTTCAGAAACTTCAGGCACATATTTGATCAATAAAGAATTGGATCCAAACGATTGTAGACAACAGTTCCATGAGAACAAAGTTGTACGCAAAACCACAGGCACAATACACAGATGTTCCAACATGATGCCTGATGACGAAGGCACAAGATTGTTTTCAAACTTGTTTAATTTCATAAAACGAATAGCAAACAACAGTGATGAAAGAAACATTTGGATTACTGCTTCTATTGTAGATGATGCTAATTTTGATTACAAATGGCATCCTGCTGACTGGGAATCGAAGTATATTCATGTGTTCCACAATGAACAATCTGAATACGGATATGTAATGTGGGTGCCACTTGCTGAGTTCAAAAAGCAAATGGACACCTTGCAAAAATTAGAATGGTTCGATACAATAAAATATCATGCAACTGATTTGACCTATCATGATCTTCCAGTGAACGAATATTCATTAGGCAAAGGCGCCGCCGAAAAGATACAACAACACACATTTACTCATCACTATGAATGGTTTGTGGAAGACAGTGTGCTCCAACAAAACTTGCCAAACTATTATCCTGCAAGATGGGACGAAGTCAACATCAATTGTTTTGGTACACATAAGCAAATGTTGTTAGTGCCACGTGAAGCAAAATCATTTGTAGTCGATCAAGTGTATGATTACCCTGCCATTGATACTCACCAACATAATATATCAACGCAACCTAATGACATAATTTTTATATCATATGATGAACCTATGGCTGATGAAAAATATGAACAACTCATAAAAAAATATCCAAGGGCCAAAAGGGTGCATGGGATAAAAGGTCAGACACAGGCTTATCACAAAGCGGCAGAAACATCGAACACTGATTATTTTTTTGCTGTGTTCCCTAAGTTAGATATTCATCCTGACTTTGATTTTGAATATCAAGTTGATAGATTGCACAATCCCTGTCATTGGATTTTCAACAGTTTCAATCCAGTGAATGGTTTAAAATATGGTCATGAAGGTATAATTCTTTACAATAAAAATCTAGTGCTGGAAACGACAGATCCTGGAATAGACTTCACAATGTCCAAGGCACATGATTTTGAAGACATTATGAGTACCACAATGCTGTTCAATCAAGATCCATGGTTAGCATGGAGAACTGCTTTCCGTGAAGTGGTTAAACTGAATTACTTTAATAGTCAAAAACCTGACAAGATTACACAGGAACGTTTACAGATTTGGTGTACAGTGGCGGAAGGTGAAAACAGCGAGTGGGTATTGCAAGGAGCGAATGACGGTCAAAAGTTTTTCGAAAGTGGTCAAGATCTAAAATTAAGTTATGATTTTGAATGGTTGAAGAATCAGTTTAATAAGGTTTCCATTTAAGTTCTAGTTTTTCTAACCAACTATTTCCTGCATGTTTGGCTTCATCAACTAATAATGTTATAGTGTGATCAAACGCATCCAAAAATCCTACGTCAAATGGTCTTGGTTTAATCCCAGGGCCTGACAGATGTTTTTTCACAATATCTTCAATCGAATCTTTTTTGACGTTTCCGATGATATATCTGTCACTGCCTGGTCTGTCAAGAAATCCACTTTCATGATACACATACTGATTACCTAGACTATCCACAGCAGACGCCACTTGTGGAAAGCCATACCCGTCCATTTGTTCATAGTTTGCCATTTTGATTGGTCCGTCAATCAATCCATGTCTTACAGGATGTAATGCATAACCATAATCAATGTGTAGATGTTTCATGTCATCGTCGTTTGCACATTCTTCTTCAACTTCTAGAAATATATTGTGTAATGTGCTTCTCTCTACATTAGAAATATAATTGTTACTCTGGCTAAAATCTTCCCGTAGTGTTATGAATGATATTTTGTAGTCACTGACTGCATTTATTTGTTTGATCATACGGAAAACTTTTTTTAGATCATTGCTGTGTCCGGGCAATATTATCCAGTTGACTCCTAGTCGTAAAGGTTTGTCTGACTCTGACATACGTTTACAAAAATTCTGTAAGTTTTTTACAACCATTTTATGTGACTTATTATTTTTTGTGACTGAATAATAACTTTGATCATCGTATCCATAGAGACTTACACGCATCACTTCTAGGTCTAAGATACCAATCTGTTTATCTACAAAGTTTTCTGTTAATGCGTAACCGTTGGTGTACAGTTGCATTTTAAATCCTTTTGAATTTCCGTAACGAATAATCTCCCCAATGTGTGGGTTTGTCAAAGGTTCTAATCCTCCACTTATTCTGAATCGGTCTTGCCAATTTTTGTCTGACTTAGGATCCTGATCAATAATGCTTTTGAAAACATCCAAACTGTCATCAGCAATAGATCTTTCATATTTTGCATCATAGTTTCTTCCGCAAAAAGTACAAAAGAATTGACAGTTAAGGCCTGGATATAATCCTATTCGGTTAGGATATTTGTAAGTGTTGTTTACTGCATGTGACAGAGAACCATTGGCTAACAACGGTAATATTGTGTTGTTCCAGTATTTGTTTGCTTGATCTTCGCCTTTGGTATGTTTATACCCTAATCTCATTGTGATAGAATTCCTTAACCTTTTGTATTATATAATCCTGTTGATCTGTGTCTAGGTGTTGACTTGAAGGCAAACTCACAATGTGTTTGCTAACTTGCTCGGTGATAGGTAAAGGATGCCGTACGCCATTATGGTAAGGTTCAAACACATGACAAGGATGTCTGAAGTGTATGTTTGTGTAAATTTCTTGGTCTTTAAGCCACTGCATTAATTCGTCACGTCTTTCTACTTGGATATTATAAACGTAGAAAGTCATCTTGCTCCATGGCACTTCAGGCAATGTTTTTATTATGCCTTTCACATCTTTGAATGCATCATTATATTTTCTGCAAATTTCTTGTTTCTTATTCATCCATTTATCTACATAAGGAAGTTTTGCACACAACACAGCCGCTTGAATATTATCTATCCTTGTGTTGTAACCAATTTTTTCATATTCGAATCTAACACGTCTTCCATGATCTCTATACATTTTGCATTCTTCGATTAAATCTTTCCTCCCCATAACACAGCCAGCATCACCTATGGCCCCTAAATTTTTCACTGGATTAAAACTTACACAAGCAAGATCCACTCCTTTGACAGCACCTAATTTGGTTCCTAAATAATCTGAACCAAATGCTTGAGCGGCATCTTCGATCAAATACAAATTGTGTTTGTTTTTTATTTCGATAATTTTGTTTATGTCTGGTGATTGTCCATATATGTCTACAAACAGAATTGCTTTTGTTTTGTCTGTTATAGCATGTTCAATTTTGTCTATGTCTATGTGATAGTAATCATCGATGTCAACAAACACAGGAGATGCACCAACTACTGCAATAGATTCTGGAGTACTAACGAATGTATGACTAGGAACTATGACTTCATCGCCTGGTCCTATACCGCAGGCCTTCAAAGCAATAATCAATGCCATTGTACCACTTCCACATGACGCAACTGATTCACAACCTATGTAGTCCATAATCATTTGTTCTAATGTGTCTCGATATCCTGTGGTAGTTCCAAACACTGCATTGCCAGTAATGAAATTGTTTGTGTCTAATACTTCTTGTATTGCTTGATCAATATCGTGTTTGCATTCTTGATATTGTGATTGTAAATCTGTAAATTCTATAGGTAACTTCATAATATTGTATCGTGATTAATGTCTTCTAATGCTTGTTTCAAATCAAACTTACTGGAATATCCAATTGATTTAAGTTTTGTTATATTTAATGCTCCGCGATTGGGAAAATATTTCTCTCTGTTTACAGGTAAAACTTTGCTCTTACTATTGTAAAAATTAACCACAGACTCTGCAATTTCTTTTATGGTGAATGTTTGTTCACTGCTGATATTGAATGTTTCATTTTTTACAGTATCCTTTAATGTTAAAGTTACTGCTTCTATCAGGTCTTTCACATATGTTATATCTGTTGTAGAATCTTGTGCATAAAATATGTCTTGATCTTGTAATGCTGATTTAATAAATTTAGGCATAAGTCTGTCTGCAATATCGTAATCCCCAAACACACAAATTGGTCTAAAAATAACATAATCAACAGTATCTCTTGTAATTGCTTTTAACAGTTTTTCTTGTGTAAGTTTTAAACTACCATACAAATTTATAGGTGAACACAAACTGTTTTCATCTGCATCATCTTGATAATTTCCATACACATTTGAACTGCTGAACAATATGTATTTTTTTGGTTTGTACGAAAAAGTGTTTACCAGTCCGGTGATCATTGTCTCTGATGCCACAGTCGGATATTGTTCAACTAAACTTACTCTTGGATACGATGCAAGATTTATTACAACATCTGGTTGGAAGTCTGTATACAATGAATCAATTTTACTTCTTTCAAGTATTGATCCATTAATAGTGTTGACGTTATTCCAATTTTTGATTCTTGAACTGATAATTTTTTGTTTGATAGTTTCGTTCTCAATACCAAATAAAGTAAAATTATCGTAGACGCAAATTTGGTGATCCTCTTGCAAATGGTTTACTAGGTGGTGCCCGATAAATCCAGCACCACCAAATATAAGGATCTTCATTACGGATTACTCCGCGGACTTCTTAGGTCGTCCTTTTTTAGGTCTTAGTTCAGGATCAAGTTCATATGCTCTTTCCCTCATAGCCAACATTTGTTCTTCTAGTTTGTTTGCTCTATTGATCATCAATTTTGCTTCTGTCTTTCTAGAATCACCTTGTTCGTTTGTGTCAGCCTGTATTGCAAGACCTTCTACTCTAACACCTTTTTGTTCTGCAATCAATTCATTCAATTTGTCCAATTGAATTGCATCAGCACCTTCTTCTGTCACTAACACATTTTCAGTTGATTGTTTAATCAACAATCCTTTGTTGTGTAAATGCTCAAGTACTGAAATGCCTTGAATTGAGTTGGCTGCCGATGCTTCATTTGGATCTAATGAATCTTCTAATGGCATCTTCATTCTTCCAAGTATATGTGCAAACTCAAATGCGTTTTGTCCATCATTGGATTCCAATAATCCCATCACTTGATCCTCTTCGAATGGTCTAAGTGCATCCTTATCGATCACTAATGAAGACATTGGATCACCTGGTAAAGTTCTATTGATTACAATCACTTTATTTCCAGTGGATTTTAATTGTCCTATGTGTTTCATTTATTCTCCTTCCGCAGGTGCGTCAGTCTCTGCTGGTGCTTCTGCTGGTTGTTGTTCCGCTTCTTTGGCATCTACGCCTTTTAAGAAAGCATCCAACTTATCAAATACTGCTCCAACAGTTCCTAGTTCAGGACCTTTGAATGAACCTCGTTGTGATGAGATATCGATAATTGTTCTTAAGTTTCTCAAATCGGCCACAGTCAGTGCGGGTGCTTCTGCTTGTGGTGTAGTAACTGTACCATCTTGTGGAACAGTTGCTTCTTCTGTTTTTGTTTCTTCTGACATTAGTGTCTCCTTATATTATAATATATGTACATTATAATTTATCTAAGGAGCGATTGTCAAGAATAATAAACGGTTTGCCCAAAAGGTGGTTTTACATGATCACCACTGTGTATGACCCAAAGTGTATCACAATGATCTGGATCACCCCATTGGTCCCAAGTTTCTCCATCAGTGAAAACCACTAGCATGGATGGACGTATTTCTTCATCTTGCATGTATTTCCAATTGACTGAAATATCAGTACCACCATATCCAGCGGGTTGGTAATCTTCAAGTTCTTTGCCATCCCATGTTTCAAATGTTTCATCAGCATGTACGTCTGTATCAAAACACCATACTCTGATTTTGTAATCATCAAATTCATCTTTGATGCCATTTATTTCACCTAAGAAATCTTGCAACATCTTATTATCAATTGAGCCTGATGTGTCAATAGCAACATGAACGTCAAGTTCATTGTCTACATCTAGTCCAGGTAAAACTGCATTTGTGGAATACATTTTTCTAGATGGTCGTGTCCATGTGTAATTGTTTTTGATCTGACTTTTGATAGAAGTTCTAAGCATCTGTCTCCAGTCTAGTTTTGGAGAAGTAATGTCTGTAATCAATCTTTCAAGTCCTGCAGGAACATTACCAGCACCTGATGATTCAGCCGCCTTGGCTGATTGTATCAGACTGTTTTTAATTTCATCTTTTAGTTGATCTTGTTCAGCCTTGCTCATGCCTTCACCAATTTTTATAGTTTGTTTTGTGCCGTCTTTATTTTCAATGGTTGCTTCACCCTTATCTAGATCTAGATGTACATCTAAAGTTTTCTGTTGTTTTTGATAATCACTTAATTTTTCATAAATTTGTTCTGCACTCAAACCGTCATACTGTGGATCATATAATGGAGCCAAATCGCCTGTAGGTGGTCTGCCAATATTTTCATTAATGATAAGAGTGTTAATCGCATAATCGGCCGCAACATTCCATCCCTGTGGATCTCGTTCACCTCTTCTTAGCATGTGTTCAAATGCAACATGAAGCACTTCATGACAAATCAAAAATTCAACTTGTTTTACATCTAATTTATTGATAAAGTCTGCATTGTAATATAAATGTTTTCCATCAGTGGCCGCAGTTGGTAAGCCTGGAGTTTCTTTCAATACCAACCTTGTAGCCATGTTGCCAAAGAAAGGTTTCTTCAACAACAATGATATTCTGGCTGTGACCAGTTTTTCTTCTACTGCTGACTTATGCATTTTCCATACTCGCTACAACATACTTGCCAAATTGTTTATGAAACTTAGTAAACGATTTTAATTTACTAGGCTTCATTGGCAGTTTATAAGTTGATAAAGCAATCTTGGCACCCATCACTGTAAGTTCAGTGTCAAAGTTGTCCATCATAAAGTTTAAGAAGCAGTCTGCTTTCTTATCAAAGTCTTTGTCTTTTTTATCGGCTGACTCTTTAAGTTCATAACACATACTCACTGCCAGTGAATATTGTCCACTTACTTCAGTTTTCTTCTTCATTTCTTTTACTTTACCACTTAGTATGTCTGTAGGATTAGGAAGGTCTGACGCAATTTTACGATGAGCCATAAATTTGATTGCCAAACCTTCCCCTACTGCACCTGCTACGAGATCGGTGAGTGATGTCTCAGGCAGGGATTCTGTAAGTAGTTGACTCACGAATGCCCATGTTCTAGGAGTAGCAAACGCCTTACTAGAACCTTTAGGATCGAAGTCATACAAATCTTGTTTTGTAAATGTAATATAACCTACAACATCCGGATGAATGTTATGTAGAGTTGCCCATTCAAACCAATCTTCAAAATCAACTTTCATTTCCAAGTGTACAAATCTATTAGACAACGGAGCAGGCATTCTAAATGTTACGCCTCTGTCTGTCTCTCTATTACCAGCCGCTACAATTGACACTCCTTCTGGTAATTTGTAAGCACCAACCTGTCTGTTTAGTATAAGTTGATAAGCCGCCGCCTGTACTGCCGGAGGTGCCGCATTGATCTCATCTAAGAATAAAATTGCAGTACTCTTAGGATCACTTGGTAATTCAATTGGTGGTGCCCACTCCATCAAGTTGGATTTTGAATTGTAAAATGGAATACCTTTAATATCTGTTGGCTCCCACAATGGAAGTCTTATATCAATTACTTCACGTTTTTCAATCTCACCAATTTGTTTTACAATGTCGGATTTACCAATACCAGGTGCACCCCATACCATGCATGGTCTCTTAAGATCAATACAATGTTTTAAGGCTGTAATAACCTGGGTTGGTCCAATCTGTCTTGTTGTTTCTACTGTTTTGCTCATCTGCTCACCTTTGTTAAGTTAATATAGTTCTATTATAATACCAAACAAGAGAGAGTCAACCGAATAAAAACCAATTAGATCAACAACTTACAATTTAAATAATCGAGTAATCATAGAATCGAACCATTTAGGTTCTTGTTTTCCGTCGAATCCTGTTGCATTCACATTGTGAAAAGCCGTTTTTGTGTTGGTCACTGCTGTAGAAGTTGTATCAATATGAAACAGATTTGTTCTAAATGGATCCATATTCTTGACGTCATGGTAATATGTAGGTTTGTCACGGTGAGAATAATTTGACATAACCGGATCCATAAATTTTGTTCTTTTCCGAACAAGTGCTTCGTGTTCTTTTACTAACTCTGGAACTCTGCCTTGCTTCCAATCTATATGCTCAAATATATTTTTCACTATGCCTATCGAAGGAGCAACTACTTCATTGGCAAATTTCCATTGGTCCAACGGTGTAGGGTGTATGTCATTGTAGAGCGGTGCTTTATCGCTTCTATGCATAGAGAAACAAGTGTGATTGAGACTCCAAGATCCTGTGGTCATTAGTTTGAGATACCTTCTCTCTTGGGGAGTAAATTGGAAATAGAAGAAATTATAGCATTCTATGTTTCTTGTCTGGCACAATAGATTGACTGCATCTATACACATGGCCAAGTTTCTTAATCTCTCATTTGGATGAAAATGTTCTCCAACATACTTGAGATCTGTATGTGTTACAACATCCTTATACTGTGGACAATATCTTTCATGCCCAGTCCACATAACACAAACTTTTCCTACATCTTTTGGATCATGAGCACGTTCGAATTTGCACACTGGTACTCTGTTGTTCAAATAATCAATTACTCTATAGGCAATAATACTGTTATCGATACCAGCCTCTCCCACATTGACCACTTGATGAGGTTGCTTTTCAGTTGACCATTCTTTAAGATAATTGGCCCAAGTAGGCCATTTGTATTGCGTGAAACTACAACCTGCAGTTAAAACTATCATACCGCAAAGTTTTCAAGATCACCGTCGAGTAATTGCAACATTACCGCTGGCTTCTCAGAAAAGAATAACACATATGTTTTCTTTTGGTTTATATAATAAGGACACGAACAGGCACGATCAAGATTCAACATGCCTTTCACAGTCATTGTATTTTTCAATTTGATTTTATAATGCTTGAAATCACAGTGTTTCAACAAGTGAAATCCTTTATAGGTCAATTGGAAATTAGTTGCATCACTTTTGATATTGCGGAACATGACAGCAGGCAGGCTTCTGATAGAATCAGAGACACCGCATCGTCCTTTTACAATGTTGGCAAGTGCAAGTTTAGTGAGTTTCATCTTTCAACAACTTGCCCTTGGTTAGTTCATACACTGCAAAATCTTTTGTCTTGAACATATTGTTGAGTTTCTGTGCTAGGTTATGAGCATGACCAGGATTCGAAAAAGAAACTTTCTTGTATTTTGGCCCTGGGTAGTTGGACACTATAGAAGAAGTTTTGAGATTGATTGGTTTCTGTTTGAAGAACACCGCAAAGATGGCAGAAGCCTCTAAGATCTCTTCCATCTTGAAACTTTTGTTGTTTGTGTGTTGCAACAAGGTCTTTGGTTTTGGCCTACTCATATGTAATGAGTATTTATCGGTCTATTTAAGCAGGGCGTTGGTTTTTATTCTAGTTCTAGTGCTACAAGATCATCATATCCGCCAACACGATCGCCATTGATAAAAATTTGTGGAACTGTCCTTACAGTTGGATACTCAGCCATGAATGACTCTCTGACAGCAGGGTCTTCTATGCTTTCTTCAGTCCATTCTAATCCTTTTGACTGCAACAGAGATTTGGCTTTGACACAGTATGGACAAACTGTTTTTGTAATCATTTTAATTTCTTTAATATCTTCTATTTTCATTTGTGCTCCTCGTATTGCATATTGTTATAATTTGTATGTATATAGTTTACATCGGAAAGATCAAAAAACTTTTTGTTGTAATCTACAAAATCTATTTTTTTCATCTCTTTGAAATCATTTGTGGAAAATATCAGCCACTGATTTGTAACAAATCTCAATGGCAATGTTTTCACTATGTATTGTAAATCGTCTTTCACCAAGTTTGATAAGTGTATCATTTTATTATAATGGCTGTATACTATTGTGTCTGGTCTTTCGTCTTGGTCCAAGTCGCATATTTGTCTAAGATCAAAGCCTGGAATGTTAATAGTGATCATCTTTGATTTCTTAATTGATGAAATACTTGAAACCTTTTCTTTGATATGCTCAAAATCTCCTGTAAATTTAAAATATTGTCTGATCAAATATGTCACTAAATGATATTCTTTTTCAGATAAGGCCCACTTGCCCTGCAATGGTTCGTAATTTGTAATGTTGCAGTCGATACCCTCTAAAGCAACACATAAGTCTAAACATGTATAACCTCCTAGTGCAGTAATATTTGTAGGCTTTATATGAGCCATTATTTGTTTGAGTAAAAAATATTCTAATAAGTCGTGATCAAAATAAAATTTTGCAACATCATATGTGAAGTTGTTATGACTGTTAACACTTTTTGTGAAAGAATTTAATTTAGTGTGTAAAGATTCTAGCATCCGGTTTCATTACTCTTTGAATCCTCCGCCGGTAAGTTCTATTTCCTGTACCTGATTTGGCGTATTAATTTGCTTATCTACTAGTCTTAGTAACAACATGTTCAAAGCATTTCTAACTCTTTTGATAGTTTCGATATCAAATTTCATTTCCTTTTGCCTGGAATTATCTGCTCTGTTTATTGCTTCGATAAAATTTTTGATATGTAATGTTTCGTCTTGCTTCATACTGCTATTTAAACAATCACTTTGACCTGTTTACTAGTGAAAAAGCCTGTTTTTGTTCAGTAACAGTTTTGAACGGGCCTTTAAATTCATTGCCTTCTAGTGTGCTCAGTTTGGGGCAAAATCCTCTTACCCAACCTTTGGGGAAATGAACTAAAAAATATCCAGCCGCATACATGTTGTCCGAATTTGCACTCTTACTGTATAGAGCAATTTTTTTATGCACATCAAACACACCATTGTGTGGAATGTGTTTAGTTGGATAGTCATACAATACTCTGTCAGGTTCCTGCGGTTCGATCTCTGCAGAATGATCTAGTACAAATTTAGTGTTTACTTCATCTTCCGTCATGGTTAGTATTGTGGAATCTACACAAGTAATCACATATTGTGTGTCTGTGTGTTTTTGAATTGTACCTATTTTGGAACCGTTATGTAATAACAACCAGAATCTGTTAGGCAACAACTGCTTCGTTGTTACTGACTCTTGCGTTAAAAGGCTCTGCATAAAATTTGACATTGTCTCTTATCCTTACTAGTTCATGTTTACTACAAAATTTTAACAGATGTATACCAACATTTGCAACCTGTTTTGGATTATTTTCTGTGTCTGCTATTGTTGAAAACATAATCTCTTTTATATCATCAGGTTGTTGGGTTAAGTCTATCACTTGTTGATTAGTAGCATATTCTTGTTTCACTATTCTTTCTTTGCCTTCATGATCAACCCATCTTGCATTCATAATATTATTCCATGCAAATCCTTGATTGTGTCGATCTTCGAATGCTTCTAACAACTTGTTTTTTCTTACTTTTGGATATGCTGAAAACACATTGTCTGACGAATCACCACGCATACATTTTTCGAACAACAACCATTCTGGATTGGGTGCTTCTTTTTCTGCTTTTGTTTTTTTGTCTATGATATGTTTTCCATGCTCATCAAAAAAGCCTTCATGAGTAATCAGCACATCGGTAATGCCATTGTACTGTGAAACATTATGAGCAATCAATTGGTAGAAATCAGAATCAGAACTTACTATGATATGATTGTCATCTGGATGCGATTGAATCCATCCTGCAATATAATCATCTGCTTCTAGTCTTGAGTGTTGTAATACTGTGCTATTTGTTTTTGTTTCTACAAACTCTTTGAATGAATCAAACGATTCCCAAAACACTTTGTCTGCTTCCATTTCTGCTGGGGACATGGCTTCACGTGTTTCTTTCCTATTTGCTTTGTATGGAGTGTATGCATCTTTACGCCAAGACCTACCTTCAAAACAAAACACAACATGATCTGCTTTGAATCTTTCCCAACATTTTTTAACTGAGTTGATACAGATATGTAATGCTAGGCCTGTCTTGGTGTCTATATCATCACCACGGACAACATGTCTCGCCCTAAAGAATGTGTTGGCAGAATCAAAAAGTAGATATGTTTTAGGAGATTTCAGTTTTGCCATCCTCTCTCACTGTGCGTTTTACTATTTCTTCTGTGCTTCTGCCCATTGGAGTATCTTCTGTGGCAATAGTATTACACAACACTGAGAACCAATGATCAACAATCTCTTCATCAGAGTTGCCTGAGAACCCATGTTCTTTCAGATTAGTTACAAAATGTTTGTTCCAATCCAATTCAAAATAACCCATCTTTGGATTGTCTGCATCAACTTTTGTGTCCAAAACTTTAACATAAGGCACACCTTCTTTTGTTGCTATTTCTTTTTCTGTTAGGGGTGTTTGTACTGTATTCTTTTTCTTACCACCAAACATGTTTTTCATTTTATCTAACATAGTATTATTATAAGCATTCTTACCAAATTTGTCAAGTACCAATTGCATTACCAAACAGATATACATGAACTCTGGCCGCTACATTGAAACCACGTTGAAATGCCTTTTTGGCAACTTCTCCTGCTGTCATACTCTGTTCTTCTTCTCTTGCTCCAACAGGCATCACCCATACAGGCCAATCAACACCGACATCTCGAAATTGCTTAACCACAGAGTCAAGTTCTTCCCATTCTCTATCTCTGTGTCCAACAACAAATTTAAGTTGTCCAAAGTCTCTTGTTTCTTTATATTCAGCAACTGTTTCTGGTTTGATTGCTTTTGCGGCTTTTTCTCCTGCTACTGACCAAAGTTTTGGACTCACTGAAAAGAATACTTCTTGTTCCATGTTAGCCAGAAACTCTTTTGTTGTATCTTTCAACTTTTGTGTACCGTTGGTCTCGAATGTAATCGAACTAGGAGTGTTCTCACGTTCTTGTAAAGATTTCATTATTCCAACTATGGCATCCTGTGTCATCAACATCAATGGCTCTCCGCCAGTAAAACAAAGATGTTGTGTCTGATCTGACACAGGATGTCTAAACAATCCATCAGGATTGGAGTCGTTGCGGAGAATATCTACAATTTTGTCTGCTAACACTTCAGGAGTTTCTTGCCCCATCAAGTGTTTAAATTTTTTTGCCCAAGTGTATGAAGAATCACAACCATGTTTCCAAACAGGCAAGTCTTCAACCCTGTTTACTGTTTTAGGATCAAAGTCTTCATATGGTAATTCATAAGTGTCTGGATTGGTTGGATCTATTTGTCCAAACCCGTTGCATTGTAAGTTACACAAGAAAAATCTTATCCATGCAGTTGGCACACCTGTATAGTGTCCTTCGCCTTGGATAGAGTGGAAGATCTCGGAATAGTAATACTTCTTGTCAGACATAGTGTTATTATACAATAGTATTTAGACAATGTCAAATGTAAGTTCTCTGCAATCACGATGAGTACCTGCCTTGGGTGTGTAATTGCCTTTGGCTATATATTCGTCTAATAACTTGCTACAATGTATTGAATGTTCTATAGACATATTGTAATGATACCCTATTATGAAAGTGTCTTGTTCTTTCCATGTTATATTAGGATCTCTTCCATCCATAGACATACGTTTCATAGTTTGGTATTGTTCTTTATTGTCTAATAGTATACAACCTCCTCGTTTTGCATCAATAGGTTTGCCATTGCCAAAACTTAAACATTGTACTTGTCCTTGTCTATACATGTCTGGAGATAGTTGCCATGCACTGTCCCAGATATTTGATCCATGCAATTGATATTCGCCGATCCATTCTTCGCCGGTCAATTCATATATAATGCCCAACTTGTGAAACAACATAGGCACACTCAAATATGTAAAGGCAGTGCTTGTAATCTTTTTGGGTTTGGCATATCTAAGTGCAATTTCTAATGCATGGGTGCAACAATCAGTTGCTATCACATATGGAGCGCCTGTAAATTTAGACAGTTTATCTTCAAATTGTTTTATTTGTTCGAGCATGTGACCTGCATTGTATATCGATGTTCATATCCCATATTGTAGGCGGCATGTAAAGTTGAACCTTTCCAACTGCATACATCTCCAGCTTTCCATGTAGAAAATACATTATTTTCAATCTGCATCATGTGTCCTATTTTAGCATCTTCTAGAAAAATTATATACCTATGAATGTCGGCAATGTCATTTATTTCGTATGCTTTTACATAGTTTTCATACAAGTCAGAATGCAGTGGCAAAATATTTCCAGGAGGTGTTCTGTTGAATGCAACAGCAACAATGTCGTAATCAAATTGTGCTGTCACTTCATTGACAAATTTTGGCATAGGATTTGGCATACTGTAAACATCATTGTTGATGATATGCTTGTAAGGATCTTGACTATATTGGATGTAATTGTTAGATCCATATCCACCTAATGTTTTATAATCTAGATTGATAAAGTCTTGTATGTTCCAACATACTTTAATATTTGTTATCAAAAGTGTACTCCAATTCATAATCACGTTCTAGTTCAACAGTGCAACAATGTGGTCCGCCACTCAAAGATCTCTGATGTCTCATATGCACAGGTATTACAGTGAATCCTTTTGTTTCTAACACATTGATCAAATTAGTTTGTGTGGATTGCACAACCACAGTGTCTTCGTCAAGACTCACACAATTCATGCCAGTCCATTGACTCATCATTGCTTCAGGGCCTGCATAATTCATTTCTATAGGTTCTGGACATTCTATTAAATCCCAATTACGCATACCGTACGGTAACACATCTTTATTTTTAATTCTACTAGGATTTATTAATGCAGTGCCAGGTTTCAGCAAAGCAATAGTGCTGTCTAAATGAGAGTAGGAATATACATCTGAAATAATATGCACATTGAAGTTTGGTCCAAGTAATTTTTGTAATTGTTCTGCTCCTGCATAGTTGCCAGTATTAGAATGTAGATACAAAATATCTCTACCTGCTCTTAGTACATTAGCGGCATCCCACATTGGCGTAAAATTTACAGTAGCCAATTTGTTTTTGTTCATAATACAACTATCTTCATAATCCTTTTGCGTGAATTGTATTGCAGTAAGGTCATTTGTAACTTTGCACATATATTTGTATTCGTCTTTTCTGCAGTTCATAGACATAGGTGATGCTATTATTTTTTTATCAATGGTTAAAATATTATCACGTGGGCAATACAAATAATGATTAACTTCTGCTGGTTCAGGCCTGATTACCTCTGATCCAAAGTCTTTGTAAATTTTTGCTAAAGATTCTAAATCTTCATTTGCTTCATCTATAATTGTTTGTGAATATGCTCCTACAGGAATAGAATCTTGTAATGATCGATCAGCATAATTGATGTGTCTAACTCCTAATTCATTAGGCAAATATCTCGCACCTGTGGCAGTGCCAACGATAACCTTTTTAACTTTGCCCCATTCGTTCATTCATTAAATACTTATATAATACAATGTTACGCCAATTTAAAAGATGGTCTCCATGGGATCCTGTGAAATCAATTATGCTTGGTTCCTGTTATTCTGAAAAATTTTTTGAGCCAGTAAAAAACCAAAAGTTACGAGAATCATTACAAAAAATCTGTATTGAAACAAACGAAGATATAGATCGAATAGAAAGAATTTACCGAAGCATGGATGTAGAAGTGACTCGAACATTGATTGATGAATCTGAAACAATTGAAGATTATTTGGATGACTCGGGAGCATTGAAACACAAAGCATGGAAACCAAAGTCACTAGTACCGCGCCCACCTATTATGCCACGAGACTGTCAAGTTGTGATAGGAGAACATATGTTCGTAAATTTAATAGGTGATCGAAACATGATGAAGTCTTTGTTCAACGTAATGGATGATCCAATTGAACAGTGTGTGATTCCAGTTGATCACGGCTTCAAAGGATTACATGGAGGGCATCAAACATTAATAGGAAATAGATTATACTTAGACACTGATGCAGGCAATTATGATCCGGAGTACAATGAAAAATTCAAACGTATTCTAAATCATTACTATCCCCAAATACAAGTGCATCAGTTAGAAATAGGTGGCCATAATGATTGTTGTTTTCATCCTTGCAAACCAGGTGTGCTGATTTCCTTAAACGACATACAGAATTACGATGAAACATTTCCAGGCTGGGATGTTCATTATATTGAAGATGCTAATCTTGACAAAGTTGAAGGTTGGTTAGATATAAAAGATAAGAATAAGGGCAGATGGTGGGTGCCAGGTGAAGAGAAGAACAATGAATTTGCAGAATTTGTTGAAACATGGCTAACAGAATGGGTAGGATATGTAGAAGAAACGGTGTTTGATGTTAATGTTCATATGGTAAATCCTGAAACAGTAATTGTTAATTCACATAACAAAGAACTATTTTCTTATTTCGAAACACACAAAATACAACCAATTATTGCTCCATTCAGGCACAGACACTTTTGGGATGGAGGAGTGCATTGTATGACTTTAGATTTATATCGTGAAGGTGAGTGTGAAGATTATTTTTCCCAAGGATAAACAATCCAGGTAGGCTCTTTATCCTTATCAATTTTTTGAAACCAATAATCAACACTAAATTCTGAAGGTATGTTGTCATGTATGACAGCATAGTCAATATCTAAATTTCTTTGATCAAACATATCCTGTAAGAATCTAAATGTTTCTCCAGTATCATTTATATCATCTACACACAAATATCTCCCATGTGGAATATCATGAATCATTGTAGGTTTATTCACATGGTCACGTAATGAACAATTGACTGAATACATTGGAATATCTAATTCGTGAGATATAATTACAGCAGGAATAAGTCCACCTCTTTGTATGCCTATGACTGCTTTATATCCCATGTCTCTGGCATTGTCCGCAATTAATCTACTTGCTTCTTGTATTTGTGTCCATGTGATGAATATTTTGTCTGGCATTATTTCGGAGCGAATTGTTGTTGCAGTTTTATATTGTCCATAAATTCTTTCTTTGTTGCTGGATCAGTTGCAAACGCACCTTCTAACACAGTGGTCTGTGTCAAACTTGAATGTGCTTCAATTCCTCTGTGTTCAACACAACCGTGAGTTGCTTGAACATAAACACCAACATTCTCGGAGTTGGTTGCTTTCATTATTTCTCTACATATATCCATTGCAAGTTCTTCTTGCAGTGTTCCACGTTTTGCACACCATTGTGCTATCCTTGTATATTTGCTTAAACCTATTAATGTATCTCCAGCAATAATACCAATGTATGCTACACCCTTCACTGGTTGATGATGATGTGAACACATACTTACTATCTCTGATCTCACAGTCAACAAACCTTTGTATGCAGTTGTTGAATCATTTGGAAATGCAGTGGCAGGCGGCATTGGATCATACCTACCGCTCATTAATTCGTTGATATACATCTTTGATAATCTTTTTGCAGTCCCGTTACTATTTGGATCATTTTCCACGTCAATGACTAATCCTTCTAACACCTTTTGAAACTGATGTGTAAGTTCATCTATCAGCATTTCTTTTTCGCCCTCTTGTATGAACTCACTTATATTATCACCGGCCCAAAATCTTTTGCCTGCTTCTTGTAATCGTTGTCTTATTCTTTTAGATATTAAGAAAACCTCTGTCATGTTTTTAGTATACTTTCGTTGATTGTTTTGTACAAGTTATTTCCATGGAAAAAATTATTCTTAAGAGATTGTTTTTGATGTTGCATCTTTATTCTATATGAATCATAATTGTCCATGTAATCACAGATTGTATTTAGAATTTTATCTTTGTGTACCAAATAATCTTTCATACTGCTGGTCCATTCTGAAGGATATTTGAAATCATCGAACATTTCAGTATAACTTAATCTATCAGGAACCATTGGAATAACATCTAGCAGTAAACCTTCAAATCCAGATATTCCAAGTGTTTCTTGCAAGTTTGCAGAAAATAATAATTTAGATTCGGCCAACAAGTTGTGATAATCATCTTTTGATCTTGGTTCTTCTTGTGCAATCACAAATTCATATTGTGGCAATGCATCTTTTAAATCATAAAAAATGTCTGGTTGTTTTTCAGGAGCAATTCTGTGTGGAAACAGTATGATATCTTTTTTAGGCATATCTTTAAATGCTTCTAATTCTTGATCCATGTATTCCATCGGCCAACCAGTTCTTGTGATCTTGTCTTTATCCAAGTTTAATGTATCGGCAAACATATCGATATGAAAGTCTGTAGCAAAAAAATTGTCATCATAACAATCATACATCGAACGTTCAGCATTTCTCACCCATGGTTTGTCACCTATTAGTCTACCCAGAAAGTCTGCTGGGTCATATGAACCTGCATGCCACATACCGCCTATCTTAATTTTTATATTCAACAGTTCTGCCATGTATCGCAGTTGAATCACCGTAGGATTCCATGCATCGGTGTACAAAAAATAATCTCCATTTTTCACTTCTCCGTCACAAAACATTTGACCAATTTTTTCTAATTGTTTGGATTTGTATACATTGGTGCCTCCAAAATTTAAGAATGCTCCTGGAGTAGTTGCTTGTGGAGTATCGCCACCTGATATAGTCATCACAGATTGATTCGTGTGTCTACCTAATTGCTTGGGCAAATATTTTTTCCACTGTGCTGTGTATCTTGTTTCAACTGCTTCTATGTCTACTATAAAAATCATTTTACTGTATATTGTTCATAAACTCTATTTTGTACATTATGTGTCTTTACAAAGGTAGCACATTTTGGCATATCTTTCAACCTTCTTGCTCCAATATATGTTGCAGACGATCGTACACCGCCAAGTATATCTTCAACTGTTTCTTTGACTGATCCTCTGTATGGTAACGTAATCAATCTTCCTTCATTACCACGATAACCATCTTTTCTTTTTCCATGCACTTCTCTTGCTCTGTCCGAACTCATGCCATAAAATTCAACTTGTCCATCAACTATTTTTTGTTCTGATTCATCATGGCCTGCCAGCATACCGCCTATCATAACCATGTGAGCACCGCCACCTAATGCTTTTGCAATATCTCCTGGAAACACACATCCACCATCTGCCATTATGTGTCCATCAACACCATTGGCCGCATCTGAACATTCACATATTGCTGAAAACTGTGGCACACCCACACCAGTCATTGTTCTGGTTGTGCATACTGAACCAGGACCAATTCCTATTTTTACAATATCAGCACCATTCAAGATAAGTTCTTCAGTCATTTCCGGTGACACAACATTGCCAGCAATTATAATTTTATCTGGGTATTCTTCACGGATACGTTTTACAAAGTCAATAAATTTTTGGTGATAGGCATTTGCAACATCAATTGTAATAAATTTAACATCTGGAAAACTGGCCAACACCTCAGTCATAGTTTTGTAATCAGGTGCATCTGGATCCCACATAACATTTGTACCGGTACATACCGAAACAGATTGCAATCTAAGTCCAGTACCTGCCGCTTGTTTCCATTGATCAACTGTGGTAGACTTTGTGATCACAGTCATCATTTTGTATTCTTGTAAGACCTTTGCCATTGAAAAAGTGCCAACACCATCCATATTTGATGCAAATATAGGACAAAATTCTAACTGTTTGCCAGAGTTTATAAAATTAAATGTTCTAGTCATTTTTACATCTGCACGTGATGTCAGTGTTGATCTTTTAGGTTGCAATAACACATCATCAAAATTTAACTTTACTTCTGATTTAATTCTCATACATATAAACTTTCTGTTTGATCAATGCATTTAAATCTTAAATTCAAATAACTTTGTATTTCTGTTTTGTCGCATGAAAACACAACACAATCAAGTCCTGCATCTTCAAAATAAAAGTCTTTGCCATAGGTCCAACCTTTAAGTCCTAAGTCATTGCTCACTATACACCCAACATCAAAGTCTTTGTATCCACTGTTTAATGCACCACCTTCGACAGCATAATAAGAATTTCTGTCACTAGTATCTGTACTTGATACTATCACCTTTGTCTTGTATCGATATGGCCCAGGATTACTCAATTTACAGTCTCCGCAAATGGAAACTCCATATCAGCACCATTTTCTCCATCTTCACTTACAGAAATTTTAATATATCTGCCTGGATATCTTGCTTTGATTTGTTCTGCTAAATCTTCGCCCATCATTTCACAACTTTTATAATCAAGTTCTATTATGCCATCGCCATATAAATTTTCAAGCCATCTTTTGAACTGTATAAACTCTATGTCTCTGTCATCATGAAATACTTCGATCCATACTTTAAAATGAAATATGTGCCTGTGTGGATATCCCAAAAAGGACACGTCATATTCATCACCTGTTGCTAATTTAGGATCTGTAAGTGCCGCAGGATATTTGTGTATGCCTTCTTTACTGAATGTTACCCATATTGTGTTCATAGTATTTCATCATCTCCATATTCATTCCAATCAGTAAAATGTTCCTCTTTTATCAGGTCACGTACCGACCAACACCATACTCCTGGATTTGTTGCTTTAAAGTCTTTGTCATCAATCTTAAAAATCACATTGCCTTTCATTTCCATAATATTTTCTACAGGCACTGCATATACTATTGAAAATTTTGGATTGGATAAAAAATTTGTTATTTCTTTTAAGTCTGCGTTGCCAGGAACATCAAGTGTGACATGATAATTCTGCAATAGTTTTTTTATTGTTGGCATTAACATTTCTTTATCAAGTGCATCAAAATATTTGAAACAATGATTGGCTCCAAGATAAATGTGTGTACAATTATTTTCTTCTGCATACTTTTCAATATCTTCATCTTCTTGATGTCTAACAACAAACAATGTCTTCATTCCTTGTGTAGGCGTTTTTTCTACTTCTGTGCCTATAAAAAATTCAGCAGTGTCTGTTACACCTGTTGAGTAATCACGTTTCATCATTATCAAACTTTTCGTCTATCCATTTGTTTAAACTTTCATCAGAAGTGTCTGAGCCTCTCATTTCTTCAAGTTCATCTAAAAGTTGTTTCATTTGTAATTTTTTCTTTTTAGCATCTAGTAATATTTCTTTGTGATCCCATGATCTGTTAAGTTCTCTCTGTGCTTCAAGTTGTTTGACAGTTTTCTTTAATTTTTTCAATTCTTGTTTGAAATTTAAAATTTTTGCTGATGCCATTATAATCCTTTCACTTTTTTCCATGCTGAATGTAAAACATAAAACCATAATCCATTAATAGAAGGTTCAACTAATGCAACAACACCCGCCTCCCATATACTTGCTCCAGTCATTGCACTGACAACTATCATTGCTATACAAATATGGCCTGTAGTGTAGATTAATGCTAGAGCCAACGAACTTTTTATTAATTCTTTAAATGCTCCTTGAATTCCTTGTGTAAATTCTGTCATTATACATCCTCGAATAAATTGTTAAATTGTGTTGTTGCGTTCACAGTTTTTTTGCCTGTTGCTCCTCTTGTTCCTATGATACTCATCCAATACTTTGAATACTCTTCTATTATAGCATCTGCTATACTTCTGTCATCCGTTGCAAAAATGGCTTCTACAATATCACGGAACATTATTCGATCAAATGATTCATTGACCAACATGTCTGGTATAATGCCTTGATCGTACTGTCTGTTTGCTTCTTGTACTGCGTTGATATGCATCCAAACATTATGGCCCATCATGACTGCATATGAAAAAGAATCCCAAGATGTTTTGCCTTCTTTACCAATCTTGTTCAAGTCTCCTGGTCCATATATGCATATATCCTTTGCTTGTAACCCATCTGTAATAGGTGAATCTAAGAAACTTGAATGCTTGCCTTCTCTTATAAATGCCTGTGAAAATGGTGTTGTATCTGTGGATAACTTTTTGTCATCTATACTGGGAACCATTCTATACACCCATTTGGTTCTGTCTTCTGTTTCTAGTTCACAATAAATTTGTCCGTTTGCAGTGGCAAGGAAAGGAGATGCACAATCAAATGTTACCATAAAGTTTTCATTATGGTATTTGCGTACTGCTCTTTGTATGTCTGTTAGTAGTGTTGCCCATTCTAATTTTGACGTACCAAGAAAATGCATAACATCATGTACACCCTTTTCCAGTAATCCATCAAAACGTAATGCAACCAATCTTTTCAACACTAGATGCACATCACACATATTTTGCCCACCCATTGACCAACCATTTAAATGATTGCCTGGATGTTGCTTAGGATCAGAATAATGTTTCATATGTTCATACCAAGCATCAGCATCAGCATGATTTTCACCTTGTAAAACATTCAGAAACTTACAAGCACCTGTTCTGTGCTTCATGAAGTACTCATTGTTTATATCTGTGGCCTTAAGTGCTTCTTCATAACTACCTACACCTGATGCCTTTGCTCCTTCCGGAGAACGTGCTACCCAGGCAGGGATATCTAAGATCATTCCATAATCCATCATCTCGTCCATCCAGTTAAGCACAAGTTCACGTTTCTTCTGTGCTTTAGGACATGAAGGATCTTTCCAATCACCTTCCCATTTACCTTTACCTATCTGGAATCCACCTGAGTCGCCTAACACCCATGATGTTGATCTGTCACGTTTACGGAACATATCTTCTTTGGGAGAATCTTTTGAAAGATCCAAATCAGCATGACCTGCCGAATACAAACACCACTTGTATTGGAATTGGCCTTCATTGGGATTCAGATAATTCAAACTTTCAATACCGTGTTTGAAGTTTTTGGGGATACGTGAAGGATCGACGTAATCGGTATGCATCTGTTTCCCAATGAAAGTAGCGTAAAACCCACTGGTAGCAGGGAGGAAATGAGCGAAATCCTTTTGCTCTTCAGTTAGGTTAATTCTCATATTACTTGCTTTGTGCAGGAAGTATGTATTGATATTTGCCAACGCCTGAATCAAGCACAATCTGTAATGCACCATCATCTGAAAAACTCATTTCGCAATCAGCAGTTTCTATCAATTTTAAAATTTGTGTAACTTGTGCAACAGGCCATGCCCATGATTTGGTTAACTCACCAGTCACGCCAGTTTCAAATACAAACTCACCAGCATGTGATGAAGCATCACCAAACTTAAATTTTAAGTTTCCATCTTCAGTTAGCACAGTAAACACATTCTCTTCTGAGTTTGCTTGTGCTTGAAAGTTTAATCTTTGTACTGCTGGCATAGTTGGCTTCATGGTTACATGCCAGTTTACTCCTCTAAACTTCACAGACTTTAATTTTTCATTAACAATCTCTGAATTCATAAATCTATAATCATTTTTGAAATCTTTGTTTGCATTTTCAAAATGTAAACCTGTTGGCACTGTTTCGCCATTACGATCTTGTGTGTTCACAGTAATTTCTGCTTTGTCTTTGTATTCAGGACATTTTAATATAATGTCTAACTTGCCTAAGTTAGGCATTCCAAATGTGCCTTTCATTTCTGCAACAGGTTTGTTAAATTCTGCTTTCACAACAACTGATCTGTCTTCAGCCATTGCATCCATTTCTGTTTTTGCATCATCACCTACAATCTTGACAAGGTCAATAAACCCTAATGAATGTGTGTGCTTAACAATGTCTTGTAATATATCCTTCATATGTGTATCTCCTATATAAAACTATTATAAGAGTAATTAGATCAAAAGTCAAATATTATTCACCAATCTTTTCCATTTTGGTTGGGCCTTTTTTGATGCTCTCTAGTGATCCAGGTTTTTGCATGGATAAAAATGAGTAATGGTCTTCTATGTGATAAAACTCACAATTCATATCAAACTTTTTCGCCATCCTTTTTATTATAGTTTCTGTACAGTATGTGCGTTTTTTTGACACTACCGAGGTCCATTCTTGTTCTTGGTCGGCATCACTGAAATGTATAAAAGCAGAACCACCTGGTTTTAACATCTGATTAAAAGATGATATCAAATTTCTCATCTGTTCTAAAGACAAATAAGGAAAATAATCAAGACACACAATGTTTCCAATTTGTCCATATGGAACGTGCATGTCTGGAATGTCACCATGTATTTCTAATGGTTTATGTCTGTACTGTTGCGGGTTGGATTTTTCTCTTAGATTGTCACGCAGGTGCTGATCTATGTCATTCATTTTAAATTTATTCGAGAGCACATAAACCAAATGTGATTTTACACCTTGTTCTGTATAAAGCAGTGTAGTTGGACAAAGCCACGCCATTGGATATCGCCAATCACTTTGTCGCACTAACCATGTTTTAATAAATTGCTCTACGTTTTGATTGTGAGTGATTTTTAGTGTTTCAAAAAACTTTTCATCGAATCCCATGGCAAGACTTTTACCCATATCATCATTAATCATTTGATATGCTTCGTCTGAACTTTGAATGTAATTTTCAAGTGATTCAAGATCTTGATGCAACTCACTTTTGAACATGTCAAAGTTTTCATTACATGCTTCTTTAAGAATCTTTACTGCTTCCTTTATTTGATATCTTGATGCCATTACCCAAATAATTTATCAAATGTATTATCGGCTTCTGAATTTCCTAGGTCCCAATCCAGAACACCTATCAAATTATCTAATTTTTTGTTGATCAAAGTTGCCTCCATTTCATCATCTGCAAATGGCATTTCTTTAAACCATTCTGGAATACGCAATTCATCTGTTGGATATGCAATAGATGTATATCCCATAGGATTGTCCTTAAGTTTGCATACGATACATTTTTGTCCATCTATGATCTCCATGGAATATCTGTCATTGTAAACCTTTTTGAGTGTGTTCCAATTGATGGCCGCTCGTACATGACCAGGCATGTTTATTTTGCCTTTACGTTTTTCACGTGAATGATACTCAGTAAGTTTGTTAACACGTCTTGGCGATCCTTTTTCCCATCCTGGCATCTTTTTAAATTCTAATCTAAAGTCTGCAATGAACTCCATTATCTCTTGTTCTTCTTTTCCTGTAAGCACTTTGTCCAACACATCTGACAGGAAGTTTTGTATGTAACTAGGAGTATCTGAACGTTTAAGATCTAGTCCCATTGCTTTTATTTTGTCTATTTTGTTTCCTTCAAGATCATATATCTTAATAGCATATCTTTTCTTTGTGATGAATAATCCTTTTGACCCAACAACTTCTCTACCTGCTTTTATTAATTTACCATATGTAGATGGACAGTTGAATGCATCTTGCATATATTTTGTAAATGATTTGTTTACTTCTTCTGCAACAGAGTCATACAGTTGCGTTACCGATTCTTCTGACCAAGGGATATTGCCTGCATCTATTTCTTCTTTCAAAGGAGCATAAGCACTGAAATACACAGAGTCTGTGTCACCATATATCACAGATGGCCCTACATAATCATATGTGCCACAAATGATTTCATTAGTCTTTGCCGCCATGTGTTTTGTAATGCATCTGCCAGTCAATGTTGTAGATTGTCCAATTCTTATATCAAAGAATCTACAACCTGGATTTAGTAATGCACCATATAGAGAATTCAAATTAATTTTTTTAACCAACTGTCGCTTATCCCAAAATTCTTGTTCTACTTTGTTGCCGGCATCAATTGCCTGTTGCAGTTTGCCTTGCATTTCTTTTCTTTCTGCATACCAACGTTCTAACAAGCCTGGGATTACTCCTGCAAATTCATGTGTAAAAATTGTGCCATTTGCACTCAAGAACCAAGGTTTCCCTTGATCATAAATCAAATCATACACTTCTGCCGCACTCAGTATGTTTGACTCTCCATTCTCCCAATCAATTGTGATGCTTTGTGCTCTGTCTTTAAGCATCACGGCACTGTACTCTAGTGTGCCAAATTGGCCTTCCCATGCACCTGCAAAACTGACTTTTTGTGCCATCTTACCATCTATAAAGTCTTCAGTCAAATCTTGCCGCAGTTGTCCAACAATAGTTTCATTGCCCATGTTAAGTGATCTAATCACACTTGGATACAGTGAATTAATGTCAATGGATCCAATCCAGTCATGCAATCCTTTTTTTGGATATGCCACATAGGCACCTGCCGCAGGGTCTGATCCTGGTTCACGCCTTACTCTGTCAGGAACAACCATGCCACGTCTATGTGCTTCATTAATAATGCCTTGCTCAGTCACTGCCACAGCACCCATTGTAGTTTGAATTAATACTGTGTTTTGGTGTGCTAGTTCGTTTGAGAGATCAATAAATTTAAGTTTTGCATCAAGTCTGCCTAGCAGTGCTGTATCTTGTCTGTTATACTCAATAAATTTTACAAAGTCTTCATTGTATAATTGATCAAGTGTACCTTCATAAGGTGTCTTTTGCTCACCAAGTTCATGTTTAGATATAAAGTCTAATGCGTATGAATGTCTTTCTTCGTATGTGTATTTTCTATACAGTTGCATATAGTCTAAATGCACTCGGCCTATTATGTCATATGTGACCTCTTCGTTGCCAAAACGTTCAAATGTTCGTTTGCGTGGAAACGTATTCCACAAACACAAACGCCTTGTGTCGTCTTTGCTCAACACTTTGGCAATTCTATGCACAGTGTATGGAATATCAAATCCTTCTGAGTTCCAACCTGATATTACATCAGCATCTTCTATGATTGTGATAAACTTGTCCAACATGTCTGCTTCATCTGGACACAACATTGTATTTTCAAATTGTTGTTCTACAATTTCTGGATTAGGAAAGTTTTTTGGTGGAACAGCAAGTGTAATCAATTGATCCATCCAGTCCAAATACACAGTGACAGAAATGATAGGAGACCATGCATCTGCTGGTTTGGCATATCCTTTAGCTGGATCAAAGTCTACCTCAATATCAAAAAAGGCACACTGTAATTTTGGAGTCTCTTTGCCCAGATAGTTTTCTTCCAAGCACCTAAAGATTGGATTTACATCTGACTCATACATTTTTTTGTCTTTGTGAAAAGCACATTCACGTTTAAATTCTTTGCCCTGTTTGGTTGCTATTCTACTGACTGGATTACCATATATGCTTTTGTATTTGCCTTTGGGATCATCATAGTATGCCACATAACGAGCAGGATATTCTGTGAAATATCTCTTGCCTTCTCTGCGTTCTACCACAGATATCTTGTCTGCTTCTCTATCGAATAATGCGTCTACGTAACTCATGTAATATAGTTTAACACAATCCCGCCTGTGCCTACAAGGAATAATACAGCATTGGTTACAATCAAAGACGGTTCACGCCACATACAAGAAACAGCCAGCCATATGAGACCTCCTAGTGCTAGTATGATAGCTCCTAGGGGGTAGATGCCAAATGCATTAACGCCTGTACCCACAATTAAAATTGCGGTGGCTAGCCATTTCAGTAATGTGTCTAGTTTCATATAGAATCAAGTAACTCTGCTAATTTCTTCTTTGATTTTCCAACTGCTTTTTGTGTTGCAATTTGTTCTTTGTTAGAGATATCATTGCCGACTACAACCAACCCGATCATGCCCATGGACTTATGTGGTGTACAAACATAATAGTATATGCCTGGAGTTTCAAATGTGTGCGAAAACTCTTTGTTCATTTTGCTTTTCTTTGGCAGTGTTGCTCCTTCTGGGCCGGCAACAAATTCAACATTGTGTCCTTTGGAGGTTGGTAACCAAGTTATTGTATGCTCAACATCGATGTTTACAACGTCTTCTGAGTAAACCATTTTGGCTCCGTCATCGCGTTTGTTTAACATGTCGATAGTGTGTTCTGCATATGCAGGTGTTACAAATAAAAAAACTAATAGTGTAATAATGTATTTCATGTATGCTCCTTATCTTGCTATGTCTAATAATACTTCTAAGTCTTCAAAATCTTCTCGTTCAGCGGCCGCACTGTCTTTGAATCTCACATTTATTGCTTTCATCAGCACTGCTGGTTTTATGTTAAGTTCAAGTGCTACTGCTTTAACTGTGTCACGCAAGCCTTCATTTAAATCTTGTACTTCTTGTTTTACATTTGTGCCTTGTTGAATGATCTGTTTAATCTTGGCTTGATCATCAGAACTAAAGTTTGCTATTGCCATAATTGTCTCCTTTGAAAAAATTATTATACAACGTAATAATGAATTTGTCTATTGATTTCTAGTTTGTTTTTTCATTCCAGCACTGAAATATCTCACAGAGCCTTCTTTGTTTTTCTTAAGACCACGACTGCCTGGAGACTGTGGTTTTTCAATCTGTTTAGATACTGCTACAAATTCTTTAATCTTCACCATACATCGCGTCCGAGTTGTCTTTGTCATATTTAGTGAATCTACTACCATCCTTGTATGTGGCACCTTTTGATCCAAACTCGGTCATGTAGTCATCGGAAGTGCCGCCAGTCCTTTTGTTTTCAACGGTGTACACTGTTTGATCAATTTTGTATCCTGGGTTGCGTGTGAGTCTGTCTGTGATGTATGCATCATCAGTCCACACAATTCTGTTGTTTGGATAAATGAAAAAGTTTCCATCATCCATTTTAAATGTGTGTCCGCACTTGTGTTCAGGATCTTCTGCAAAATTGCAGTCTGTGTTGCCAGCATGATTTTCCCAAGACCAATCTAGTGTGAACATGTATTCACCCCAATGTCTGCCACCATGCAAATCAATCAATTCTGCTCTGCGTCTTGCCAATCTGTGTCGCACATTTACATCAATGTAAGGGGAAAAACAATTCCAATACTGATGCATTTCTATAGGATGTATAGGAGCATCTTCTTTCCAACAGAATGCCATGATAGGTCTGCGTGTCCAGTTTACTCCATTTTCCATCAATGCTTCAAACAATGGAACTTTGTGTTCCATGGATGCAACTGAATGAACTTCTGCCACAGAAAAATCGCCGTGACCTTTTTGATGATCGTACATGTACTCATCTCTTATTAAACATGTGAAGGGTGGTAGGTTATGATTCAAGTATGCCATGGATACTACTATATATCACTACTTCTTTTTGGTGGCTACGTTTTTTGCTTTTCCGCGTCGGTTTTTGTTTGGGTCTTCTCTACGTTTTCTGCTGGCCGCAGATTTTCTACCTTTTTTACCTAGAGCCTGTGCTTTCGATCTTGGTAGACATTTAGGTTTGCCTTCTTTGCTTGAACCTCTAGCACAATCTCCTCTAATTTTTCCATCAGGACCAAATCTTACCCACTTGTCTTTGAACCATTTTTTAAGTCCAGAATGATTTGATTCATCGAGATCACCAAATGTAAGTTCTTCACAGTTGATGCAATAATCAATTTGATCTAGATCTTCTTTCTTGACACAGTTGGGAACACGTTTGCCGAACATAGTTTTCATGCCCTTCTTTTGGTATCCGTCCCAACACTTTTCTGAAATTTCTACTGCTCTCATTACTTGCTCTTGTTACCCCAGTTGGCCGCACCTTTTTTACGACACTGAACTAGAGCACCAGAGGCATAGGCTGAAGGCCAAACTTTATATCTTGATTTTACTTTATGATAGCAGGCATCTTTCTTTTCTGCTAATTTTTCGAATTCTTCTTCTGTAATTGCTATGTCGTTAAACTTTACCATTTTCTGCAACTCCAATATCTTGCTTTTGTTTTAGGTCCTGGATTGTCACAGTTGTGTCTTGCTCTGAAAGAACGTCTTGCCGCTGGGTTGGATTTACGGATTCTCATAGTTTTTCTTTTTGCTGATGTTCCACCATGTCCAAAATTAACTTTTTTTACATTGCCTGTTTTCGGATCTTTCACATAAACTTTAAACTTTTTTACATCACCTCTTGTGGGTTTGTTCAATTGCACTTTTCTACCTTGATATTCTGCTTCCCACATTTCTTCTGTTGGATATCCTAATACGCCAAATGTTTCATGGAAGTCAGCATCATCACTTAATGTAAGTTCATCTTCGTTTGGAAAGTCAACACCATGTCCATCATCGCCTATTGCTTTGTTAAGCATCTGCATGGCAGGCATAATTTGTCCTTTTTCTAAAAGTTCGATAGCATTACCTACTTGCTCTCTTATATGATCCTCATCATTTGCTTTAGGATCGTTTACAGGATCAGCACTTGGATCATATGTGCCGTTCAGTATTTCTGTAAGTTCATCAGCAAGTCTTGTTGGATTTAAGTTGCCCATCTCTGTGTTGTTGATTTGCCCCATAAAGTCTTCTACTTCGTCTTTCAATCTGTTAAGTGTGTTGGCATCTTCTTTCAAACCCATTTTCCTTGCTTCGTCATCTAGATCTGCTTTTCTTTTGATAATTTCTTTTTTAAGTTTTTCATTACTGTTTGTTGCAGGATCCATCTGTAATCTTTGTAATTCTGCTTTCTTGGCCATGTAGTCTTCTTTGTTTTTGATTTCTACACGTTTGTATTCTGTGACATCATCCTGTGTTGGATTTTGCAAATAATCTTTGACTGATGAAATTTTGTCTGCCGCCACTGCTAATTTGTTTGTGATCCAAGTCATAATGTTTTCATCACCTGGATTGTTTTGAAACATTTTATAAAGTTCCATTGCATCTTTGGCAATCTGTGCTGTTTTGGCCTGCATTGAATCTGTGTCAGTGTGACCATCTTCTGTGGTCATTATAACTCTGTCTGAGTCTTTGCTTTGTGAAACTGTTTTGTTTGCTTTGATGAATTGCAATATTTTGTTTATTTCTTCTATTGGTGCACGTTTAACATAGGTCTCAACCATGTCGCCAATTGAATCAGACATTGTCTCTCTGTCTAAATTTAGTGCGCCTTCCATTGCATTCTTTGTGGCAGTGGCATACATCACAGCGTCAGCATCCTTGCCATATCTCTTTTTGAAGTCTGCTTTGTTTTTCTTCATGCCTTTGACCAAACGTTCTTTTTCATCTTCTTCGCCTTTGGTCATTGATCTACCTGAAGTGGTGTGTTTGCCACCATGTGCTTCAGCAAGTTCATAACCATCTGCTTTGTATTTTGCAAGGTCTTTCTTGTCTATGGTAATAACTTTACCATCTTTGACAACCATCACTTCTGTTTTGGGATCTTTTAATTGTCTTGCTTGATATTCGCCCAACATCATCTGTACCAGTTTGGAATTAGCAAAGGTTTCGTTTTGAGCACACAAATTTGCTAGGTGTGTACGGGGTTGGATGCCGTTTGCTTTAGCATCGTCACGGATCATTTTTTCAAAGTCTAATAACTTGTCCTTAGGTGTTTGTTCTGGCTCTTTGGCTTTGTCCATGGAGTCGAATAAATTTGATAAGAAACTAGTCATGTAGGTATTTATTCTGCGAGGACTTCTGTTCCGCCTGGGTTGACGGTGAGTGTGTTAGCAGTGAAAGGCACTTTTCCGGTGTTTTTAACAACGATTTTTTTCACTGGTAGGCTTGTATCCGGAGTCAACAGTGTGTGCTTCCAAGGCAATGTTTGATCTAGGAATAATTCATTATTCAAATACAGTTGTAAACTGGCTGGACATGAACCATGTATTTGGATCATCGCTTGAGTAGTGGTCCACCAAACAGTGATGTGCCTTTCATATCAAGGGCATTGTCTGTGGGTTTTTGTTTTTTGGATTTTGGTGGTCTAGGTGCTTTGGTTCCTGACTTGCCAGGTGACCCTGTAAATGATTTTTTCTTTCTGTCTTTGCCTATTGCTATGTGTGGACTGGTGACAGTAGCAATATTTCCAGAGGCAGTTGCACCTGCTGTGGCTTGTTCTAGTATTTCTTTGATACGCATAATACTATTTAACTTCCACATTGCCGTTAATTAGATCGAATTGCTTGTAGTATTCGGGCAACGATTCCATCATCTGGAAATTAAACACACTGCGATCTATAAATTGCAACAGACGTATATAACCAGTGACGTATTGTTCCATTTGTAAATTTTTATCAGTGGATTGTGTATTCTTCCTTATAATCAAATTGGCATCCTGATCTATTTCTGCAATCATCGACACATGATCTATCTGATGCTTGTCATTTGCATTATTCAGAATATAATTTTCTTGTGTGCTGTCTTTGTCTTCGAAACCTTCTAACAGCAACTTGTTCATTCCTTTTACGTTTTTCAAAGGTGTTTGATTATCCAACATCACATAACCGCTACGTAGAGTCAGTAATAGTTGACATGGCTGTTCACCAAATATAAAATTTTTATCATTTTTCCATAATGTGTTTTTTAACCATCCTGCATCAGTATGATGCAATGAGTCAACATGATATTGATAAGGATGTCCATTAACAAGCACTGCATATAATAACATAGCACTACCTTCACCATCTTTTGTATAAACTGTTTTTGGGTTAACGTCTTCTTGTTTTGCTACTTCGTCACGTGATCGAGGCACAATTCTAAAAGTGTATTTGTATGTTCCATCTTCCTCATGTGTGATAGGCTTTGTGAGAATCAAACAATCATGATGATGCCAGTAGAATTCATCTATCAAGACATCATTGCAATAAAGTCTTATATCAGAGTAGCACAAACTTTCATTGGTATACAACATGAATTGAACTTGGTGTGTCATGCTGTTAATTATTTTTTCTTTTTTTTGCCTCTACGCATATTGAGTTGCCAACGGGCCATGCGTCCTTTTTCTCCACCTGCTTTGGCATACTTTTGTAACTGTGCCATGGTAGCACCTTTTGGTATGCCCACTCTTTTTGATATGCCTTTGCGTCCAGGCTTTTTGCCATCAGCAAAATTGTCCACCAATGTGTCTATGCTTTCATCTACTATGATAAC